AAAATCAGCAACGTGCTATCCAAGAAAACGGCTGAGGAAAAGGCTCGGTTCTTCAAGAATGAGAAGTTCATGCGTTGGTGGATTGATGCCGTTGCAGGACTTATCCAACATTGGTATAGCATTGAGGAGAATATCGCAACAAACGTACAGACCAAATCAAAGGAACAATTATGATTATGCTCGCAAAGGTCGTATCATACGGAGGCAATTCCGTAAGGTACGCATTGGAAAAGGAGAATGCAAAGACGGTCAAGGTGAACAATATGCCCGATGGTCTTGACCCTACCGCCATCTGGTACATGATGAAGCATCATTGCCAGTATCATCAAGCGGAAAGGACTGTGGGCAGAAAGTTGGAAAGGTTCATGACCACTTTTGTACTTTCGCCTTCAAAGACAGAGTCTGCCAACTTCATGATGGAAGATTGGGCGGACCTTCAAGACGAAGCTTTGGAAGTTTTAGATTCTGTTGGACTTACGCCCAATGGTTTCTCCAATGAGATAAAGACCAACTTCACAAATTCTATGAATGTGGGCGGATTGCATTCTGACTCCAAGTCTGGAACGCTGCACCTTCACATTGATTGTTGTCGTGTGGATATGGAGGTACTTGTTACGTTAATATCGTTAAAAATCACAAACTGCCTTTTGCTTGATTTTCATATATCTTTCGTTTATGGATAATATCATAAGATGTCAAAATGGTATGTCGTGAAAGCCAAAAATCGTGTACATTTCGTGTACGATTAGAAATCATCGAACTTCGACATTTCCTTCTTCTTTAGTTCATCCACAATTTTAACGTATGGTTTCAACGACTTATAATCAGAATGTCCAGTCCATCGGATAATGACTTCAACCGGAATGCCAAGGCGCAAGGCATTCACAACAAAAGTGCGCCTTCCGCAATGGGTTGTAAGCAAGGCATATTTCGGATAGACTTCTTCGTGTCGTTCGTTTCCCATAAAATAAACAATACGGGTCGGTTCGTCAATGCCACACTTCATGCCCAATTCCTTCAAGTAGTCATTCATCCGTTGGTTCGAAACAACTGGGAATAATTTTCCGCCCGGCAGCTTGCAACCCTTGTATTTGTCAACGATAGCTTTCGAATACTTGTTCAACTCAATGCGGATTCCGTCAACCGTCTTTTGTGTGACAAAATCAAAATAACCATCCTTGATGTCGTTCTTCCGGAGTTTTGCAACATCCGAATATCTTAATCCAGTAAAGCAACAGAACAAGAACACATCCCGAACACGTTCAAGATGCCCTTGTCCCGGTTGCGGTTCGAAGGCTTGCATCCTTTCGACTTCTTCTTTGGTTAGAAAAATTATTTCCTTCGCTTCGCCGTTTGTTCCTTTGAACTTTGGCTTGAAGGATTCATGCACGTTTCCATCATAATAACCTTGCGTTGATGCCCACCGGAAAAACCACCGGACAAAAACAAGGTCTTTGGCGATGGTCGTGTTGCGCATTCCCTTCTTGTTCAGATACGAAACGAACCTTTCCATCTTATCTTCATTCACATTGTGGAAGCACAAATGTTTGTCGAATGCCATCAAATGTTCCTTGATGGTGGCAAATTTCTTGAAGGTTGATTCCGTCCATTGATTCTTTTTGCCTTGACTTTCTGTGAACAAATCGAAGGCAAGAAACAATGATTCATCCGGTGTCGGCACTTTGATTGAAGGCTTACCGTTCATGTCATTGAATAAATCCTTCACTTCGCCGACCGCCGGAATCCGCTTTTCAAGCAGCTCGAACCGTGCAAATACTTCTTCCAAGGTGTTTTTGTATTCTGCAAGTGTTCGGTTGATTTCGTTCTTGTCTTTTCCGGACTTTACAATCTGTTTGTCGTTGTCCCATGATGAAGGCAACACGGAACACCCGGTTGCAAAATCAAGAGTTTTCCCGTTATAAGCGACACGCAATCGGATTGCAACCGCCTTTTCTTCGTTCGAATCCTTGCGCTTTCGTATATGAAGGATGAATCTTATACTTCTTTTGATGAACATGATGATGAAAACATTTTCCCACGACCAAGCAACAACCAATCGGCACTAACACGGAACGTCCGGCAGATATACGACAATGCTTCGATGTCAATGATTCTGTAATTTGTTTCCTTCCGTTCTGAAATCGGTTTCCCCATTTCGGAACGGATATTGCTATACTTCACACGGTTCAAGCCGCATTCGTCACAAAAACCCTTCAAGCCGTTTATCTGTCCGGTTGTTATCAATACGTCCAATGCTTCAAAGAATCGCCGTTGTACTGATTGCGATTGTGGTGTTATATTCTTCTTCATTGTTGCGATGTTGTTAGTTATTGTTACTTATCCCGGCGTTCAACCTTGAATGTTATGTTATGCCGTCCGGACATTGCGAAAGTTCCGGAATTGTCAGATGTGAAGGTCGCCATGATGTGAAAGTCCTTTCCTGCGGTATTCCGGCATAAGATTTCACCGGATGATTCGTTAAATGCAAACATTCCGGTTTCCGTTGTGTACCCGTCAAAGAATGTGAATCCATCCGGTTCAAAAGAAATGAATGTTCCATCTTGAACTGGTGTGAAATAGTTGTCAGAGTTTAGGAACGCCGTTACATACCATTTGCCCTTGATGCGTTGGAATGTGTATCTATCCGTTGCTTCTTCGGGTTCACCGTTGTCACTGGAGCATCCGGAAAATCCTATTCCGAACAAACAAAGGAACAAAGCAATAATAATCTTTTTCATACGCCCATCTTTATTTTGTAGTCAGTAACCATTTTATCGAAATCGACTTTTGCAACCGAAACGATGTTCAATCCCTTCAAATAAGCCAGTTCAAGCGCATCAAATATTGAAGTTGGCATAACGGAATAATATGAAGGAATGCCGTAATATTCGGCGACATTGATTTTTATTTTATCCATATTTTCGATTTTTTGCCCGAAAGGAGCGTTTTTCTTTTTCTTTTATTTATTTTCTTTTTCTAAGGGGTGAAGGGGAAATCTTTTTCTTTGTTTGTTTTCTTTTCTTTGTGTATGCATTTGCATACAACTTGCAATGCAAATGGAATGCAAATGGATTGCATTTGCATCCATATATATAATAAGGTGTGAATCGCCCTATTTCATCGACATACACATCAAGACCCTATAAACGCCAAAAACGTGTTCAAGACACACTTCGTATGACGGGTAATCCGGATTGATGGAAACGCAAAGAACCTTGTCGGGGTTACTTGTCGGCATCAATTTCTTGATGATTGAACCGTTGACCGTATCAAGCACGAAAACCTTTCCCCAGTCAATAAATGCACTTTCGTCTATACGTTTAATCAGTATTTGGCATCCGGAAGGATATTCCGGCGACATGGAATCCCCGGAAACGGTCATTGCATAGTCAACGCCTTTTATGGGCGACAAGACCTTTTCACAATCGTATTCCATTACGGATGTTGTGAAGTCATTCAATGAACCACCTTGCGCCAATATCGGGATAAGTGGCACAAGATTTCGTTCTTCCGGTAGTGTGGCAGCTTCGCCGCCATAATATTCTTGTGTCTTTAATGTTTTGCCTTCCATTAAAGCACATAATATTTGGTGTTTTGTACTCGGAATTTTCTTTCCATATTCCCAATTTTGAACGGTGTTTTCTGATACACCGACCATTTTTGCAAGTTCTTTTTGGGTAACACCCAATTTTTGCCGCAAATCTTTTATATCTAACTCGCTCATAATCAACGATGAAACATAATTTAACTATATTGCAACACAAAATATTTGGTGTTTTATGATGAAATACACCCAATATTGTGTATCTTTGCAAGCGTTAAGGAACACGATACAAAGATAAAGCGAAAATAAACGCTATCAAATAGCAAATTTACGTCATTTTCTTTTGAATCGTGCAGAACGCAACGAATATTAACAATTAAACATATCGCAACATGAAAAGAAATCAGTTCGTGAAAGTGGCGCAAGAGTTCGCACAATACGCTAATAAGGTTGTGAAGTACAAGAGTTTTATCCCAAGTGCTAACAAGTCGGTGGTGAAATTCGGCATACTGAAAGGTATCGGCGTTGATGCCAACAAGGAATGCTTCATCATTGCACATTTCGGTGCAGCTCACGCCGTTCACTTTAAGGATGTTGAACTTTCCGACAAGAAACATGATTAATCACGGGGCGGTGCAACGCCGCCCCATAAATCCATAAATAGCATGAGTAAAGAAAACTTTTCATTTCAACTTGGATGGTCGCAAGTCAAGAACGGCGACATTCCGAAAATCCGAAAGGAATTGATGAATGCACTTGGCGTAAAAACCCGTGCGGCGTTCCTCAATAGAATGAAGGGCGATGTTGAACCGAAGGTTTCTGAAGCCAAGGTCATTGAAGAAACATTCGCCAAGTATGGTGTCAAAAACGTGTGGGGGATAGTTTGATGAAAACGAATGTGAAACTAACCAAGCGTGAAACGGAAATCGCCGAACTTGTTGCGTGGGGTGCAAGTAAATGTGAAATTGCCGCCCTGTGCTACATATCAGAACGAACCGTTGAAAATCATTGCCGGAACATCTTTGAAAAGGTGGGTATAACAAAGGCAACCGAATTGTCCGCATGGTGGTTTTGCACGTCCTTCCACATTTCCTTTGAACTTTCGCCGCTTCGCCGTAAGTTGATGGCATTGTTCTTCCTTGTGTTGCTGATACCGGACATTGTTCACGGTGCAACAAGCCAGTTCACAAGAGCGAAGGCACGAACAACAAGAGTGTGCAGAGTGAGAAGGACACGAAAGAACGAGCCGAACACCGCAACATTCGGTTTGGAGTATTAACAAATTAAACATTATCGCAACATGAAAGATTTATATCAAATATTTTGGGTAGAAACCGGATGGGCAAAAATGAGCATGAAGCAACGCTTCGCCGCAATATACGCCGGATTATCATTTGCGTTGTTCATTGCAAGTGTGGAATCACACTTTCTTTTTGTCGCCATCGTATTGTTGAACCTTATCATTTCCGTTTTGGTAGTCAGAAAAACCAAGTTCCCGGATATGGAAGATTAAAACCATCGTGCAATGAATCAACTTGATTTGAACAAGCCGTTGTTCCAATTAACGGCGGGCGAATTTCTTCTTTTACTGAAAGAATCAGTCAGCGAACAACCGAAGCAAGAAGAAGCGCAAAAACGCCTTGTTTATGGCATTGCCGGAATTGCGCAACTATTCGGTTGTAGCAAAACAACGGCAAACCGAATCAAGGCGAGTGGCAAAATAGATGAAGCAATAACGCAATGCGGTAGGATGATAACCGTTGATGCGGATTTGGCTTTATCACTATTAAAAAAATAATTCTATTTAATATAACGATGAAAACAATCATTCTCAAAAGTTTAACCCTTATCAACTTTAGGGGTGAACAGAACAGAACAACCGAATTTGACGAACGGGAAACCTTCGTCATGGGTGATAATGGTTTGGGCAAATCCCGTCATTTCGATGCCTTCATGTGGTTATTGTTCGGCAAAGATGCGAATGACCGTAAGGATTACGAAATCAAGACAAGGGTCAACGGCGAGCAGCTTCGACACGTCAATTGTGAGGTGTCCGGAACACTGGTTGTTGATGGTGAAACAATCAAGTTGCGCCGTGCGTTTGTCGAAGATTGGGTGAAACCCCGTGGTCAGATGGAACAAGTATTCAAGGGACATCATACGGAATGCGCCGTGAACGATGTGCCGATGAATGTCACCGAATACAAGAACAACATCAAAGCGATTGTTGATGATGGCTTGTTTAAGATGATAACGAATCCTTTGTTCTTCGCTTCGATGCCGTGGCAGAAGCAACGTGAACAATTGTTTGCGCTTGCCGGAACAATCACCGATGAAGAAATTGCACAAGACAACGAAAAATATCAAGCGTTGCTTGCAAAACTCACCGGAAAGGACATGGAAGGTTATCGCAAGGAAATCGTTGCGAAAAAGAAGAAGGCGAAAGCTCAACTTGACCAAATTCAACCAAGGATTGACCAAACACAACGTCTTATGCCAGTTGAAAAGGATTGGTCGGTTATCGAATCGGAAATTGTCGAACTGGATGCAAAGATTGCCGAAGTTGACAGACAATTGCAAGACAAGTCCGAAGCCATCCGGATTGCCTATCAGTCAGAGCAAGACAAGAAGGCGAAATGCACGCATATTGTTGCCAAACAAAGCAATGTGTTGTTCAAGGCACGCCAAGAAGCCAATGAAATTGCATACAAGGCAAATGCCGCACGCCGTGAAGCAGCTTTGAAGGCAGATGAAGTCAACACCGCCGTATCGTCAGCAAAACGCAAGGTTGATGTTTTGGAAAGTGAATTGCAAACTTATCAGAGCAAGCGCAAGGAGTACACCGACAAAATGGAAGAATTGCGCAAAGCATGGCACGAACAGAATGCACGCACATATAACGGCGAAACCATTTGTCCACATTGCGGACAAGAATTGCCGGAGAGCATGAAGGCGGATGCCGAAAAGAAGTTCAATGACACCATCAAGGCGGAAAAGGACAAAATCAACTTAAAAGGCAAGGAATACAAGGGTTTTGTCGCAAAGGTTGATGAAGGTGTTGCAGAAACCGAAAAAGCCTTGCAGGAGGCAAAAGAAGCGTATCAAACGGCGCAATCAGAAGCCAAATCCGCCGCCGATAACTTGGCAAAGATGGGCGAAGAAGTGAAGGCGAAAGAAGTCAATCCGGAAGATGTTCCGGAATGGGTTTCACTTAACAATGAACTTGTCGCCATCCGTGCAACCATATCAACGGACACAACATCGGTTGTTGACAATTCCGGATTGAATGAACAGAAGCGCACATTGACCGCCGAACGTGATGCCAAGAAGCGTGACTTGTCCGAACGTGACACGATAGCCAAGCACAAGAAGGCAATCGAAGAACTGGAGAAGGAAGGCAAGAAACTTGCGCAAGAAGTGGCATCCTATGAAAAGGAAGAATTTGTGATGGATGAGTTCACGAAAGCGAAAATCAATGAGTGTGAAAAGCGCATCAACAGAATGTTTGCGCACGTCACCTTCAAACTATATGATTACACGCTTGAAAATAATCCGGTTGAAACGTGTGTGCCTTTGGTGAATGGTGTCCCATTCTTCGTTGCGAACACCGCCGCCAAGGTGAATGCCGGGCTTGACATCATCAATGCCCTTTGCAAGTTCTACAACGTATGTGCGCCAATCTTCATTGATGGTCGTGAAAGTGTGAACACGCTTGTTCCAACGGCAAGCCAAATCATCAATCTTGTGGTTTCGCACGACAAGGAAATTATCGTTAAACATTAAATATCGTAACAATGGAACAGAACAAAACAATGGTTGCGACAACCAATCAGAATGTCGCCCCGGTAGCATTCAATTTCTTCGACCCGGTTCAATTCGAAACAATGCAGCGTGTTTCGAAGATGTTCGCATCATCCGACCTTGTGCCGGACAATTACAAGCCAGTAGGTTTGAGAACAATCCCGAACGGCGCAACGGAAGCGCAAATCAAGGACATTCAAGCAGCTAACGCCGCCGCCAACAATAAGGCGATTGCGAATTGCATGATTGCCTTGGAAGTAGCTTGCAGAATCGGCGCATCCCCGTTGATGGTCATGCAGAACTTGACAATCATCTATGGTCGCCCTTCATGGTCTGCGAAGTTCCTTATTTCAACCGTGAACACTTGCGGAAGATTTGAACCGCTTCAATTCCGCTTCACCGAAAAAGGTATGCTTGGAATGGTAGAATATACCGATTACGTCTGGAATGATGCCGCACGCCGTAAAGTTCCCAAGCAAGAAGTGTTCGATGGAAAGAAGGTCATGGACATCGAATGTGTTGCATACACAACCAAGAAGGGTTCGAAGGATGTTCTTGAATCGTCACCAATCACCATCCGTATGGCGATACAAGAAGGTTGGTATATGAAATCCGGTTCAAAGTGGCAGACAATGGCACGTCAGATGTTGATGTATCGTGCCGCTTCATGGTGGACATCGGTCTATGCGCCGGAGTTGTCAATGGGTATGCGCACGGTGGAGGAAAACCAAGACATCCACAATGTCGAAGATGCCATCTATGAAGAAGTGACCGACCAGTTGCGCAACGAGAAGGAAGCGAACGCCAACAAGACAACAATCGGTTTCGACCAAGGCACGGAAGAAGGCGACAAGACAACGGAAACGGTTGTTGATAAAGAAACCGGGGAAATCCTTCATCAAGAATCCGAAACCGCCTCGGAGAGTGACAACAAGCCGAAAGGTGATGAACCCGATTTCTAACGTATGAGGTTGAAAATACTTGGTTCAAGTAGTTCGGGCAATTGCTATCTTTTCGATGACGGCAAGGAAGTGTTGATGGTTGAATGTGGTGTCCAGTTCAAGAAGGTGAAAGAAGCAATGGACTTTGATATTGCTCGGATTGTCGGATGCCTTATCAGTCACGAACACGGCGACCATGCCCGATATGTTGAAAAAGTGCTTGCAAGCCGTATTCCGGTGGCTACATCAACCGGAACGGCGCAAGCCTTGCAGTTGCCGGACAATACGCAAACAAAGCGATTGGAAGCCTTAAAAACCGCAAAATTCGGCAATTTTCGTGTGATACCATTCGGCATGAAGCATGATGCCGCCGAACCTTTCGGCTATCTGATACAACATCCGGATATGGGGACAACACTTTTCGCAACTGATACATATTACTTGGAACATACGTTTTCCGGGTTGAACAACATCTTGATTGAATGCAACTATGACATCAAGATATTGGATGCTAACATTGCCGCCGGGCTTGTTCCGGCAGCTTTGAGAAATCGAACGGTCAAAAGCCACATGAACATTGAAACGTGCCTTGAAGCACTGGCGGCGAATGACCTTTCAAATGTCAATAATATCGTCTTGATTCACTTGTCGGCAAGCAATAGCAATGCAAGCCTATTCCAACAACAAGTTGAGCAAGCAACGGGGAAGAATGTCATTGTTGCCCAAAAGAACATGACACTTGATTTTAACAAAACACCATTCTAAATGAAGAAATTTCAGTTGAAGAACGTCACCGATGATGAAATTGTCGGAACGTATGACACAAAGGTTGATGCAATCGAAGCGATGAACGAGGTGATTGACGAAACCAACGAAACCAATGACGAAACCGAAGAAGAAGGATTGTCGCCATTTGATTTCAAACTTGAAGTTGTGGAAGTTGACGATGCAAGCGCAATCAATACGTTTGATGAAGCACGCAAGTATTTGAACGGATTCCCGAATGCCGATTTCGTGATTTCCAAGAAGGTAATGTCGGGAAATTGCTTGAAACTGGAAGATGTTGCCGCCTTCGTCCAAGACATCAATCCGCATCATCTAAAAGCACTTGTCGCCTTGAACAAGTTGTTCACGATTGCCGAAGCGTGGAACAAGGCAGATGGATTCGTTCCGGATTTCGCCGATAGAGGACAATGGAAGTATTTTCCGTGGTTCAAATATGACGATGAAGTTGCGGGGTTCGTCTATGCGTATACGGGTGATGCGGCTTCGACTGCGGCTGCGGCTATCGGTTCTCTGCTTTGCTTCATCTCGGAATCGAGGGCGAAGGAATTTGGTGAGAAGTATGCCGATTTATACAACGATGTATTTTTGTTGAACGATTAAAACTTTAATATATGGACATGAAGGAAGTAATGAAGGGATGCAAGAATCAGATTGAACGCATTTCCTTCTTGAATGACAATTGCGACAAGGTTGTTGAAAAGTCGTATTCGAAGCCATTCAACCCGGAAGAATTGCAGCAGTACAAGGAAGAACTTGTGCAAGTTTGTGACAAGATAGATGCCATCGAAGAAGATAAGAAGGCATCCGCCAAGGAGTTCAAGTTGATGTTAGACCCGTTGCAAGAGCAGCGAAAGAGCATGATTGGCAACATCCGAAGCAAGGCGAAAATCGTCACCGAAAATTGCTATCAGTTCACCGATAGAGAAACCCGAATCACCGAATTTTATAACGATGAAGGCGATTTGATTGAAGCACATCCGGCAACCGCCGATGAACTGCAATTGAATATGTTCCAAGGCGTGCAGATGCGCCCGGTAGGTGTCACAGACAACAAGCCGACCGGAACGGAAGGCAAGTAACCCCATCAATAGAGTTTTTAATGATTAGTGTATCACTATAACACACAAGAAAATATGGAAAACGAGAAAATGATTGTAAACCTTGCGCCGGGTATGTCAACGGCGGAGTTAGTAATTCGTGAAGGCAAAGCCGTTGCGCAGCTTGAACCGAAACCCCCGGTCAAGACCAAACTTAACGGCGTTATCGGCGTGGTTCAAGAATATCTTGGCAAGCGTGTCGCAACCGGACAGTTCACACAAGAGCGTTCACACATCATTGTGAACCGTGAGGAAGTGAGCATCGAACTTGTAATCAACGAGGAGGATGAATACACCCGTGGTTCTGTTAAGGGCAAGTTGCAGTTGCATCCGAAGTTCGGCGAGTTTGGCATCAATGCAAACAAGATATGGTCGCCGGAAGAATTGGGATTGTTCTTCAAGATGAACCGTTCCTTCTTCGCCGACAAGACAGAAAACATGAAACTTGTCACCGCCTTGATGAACTATGAAGGCACGGTCAATCAGCAAGTAAGACAAGGCGTTGACGCAAAGGGAAATCGCACGGACAACTTTTCGCAAGTTGTGCAATCAAACCTTCCGGAATCCTTCAAGTTGCGCATTCCTATCTTCAAGGGTCGCCCGGCAGAAGATTTGGAAGTCGAAACCTTCGCATCCGTGAATGGTCGTGACATCCGATTCGTTCTTCTTTCGCCGGGTGCAGAAGAAACGCTTGAATCAATCCGTGATGCCACAATTGATGAAGAACTGGAAGCGATAAAGGAGATTGCGCCGAACATTGCCATCATTGAGGAGTAACAAACAAATCGTCTAACAATGAACCCCGGCATCCGGTCGGGGTTCACTAAAACCGGAAGCAATGAAGAAAACATTCTATTTTCAACACGACTACAACGCCCGGAATGACCCCAAGTTGCAAGATGTGTTGTCGGAAACTGGCGTTGCCGGGTTGGGTGTTTTTTGGTGCATCGTTGAAATGTTGTACGAACAAGACGGAACACTTGATTTGCGGTCATGCAAAAGCATTGCATTTGCATTGCATACCGATGCAAAACTTGTGGAAAGCATTGTTAAGGATTACAATTTGTTTGAAAACGATGGCGAAAAGTTTTGGTCTAACTCGGTTTTGACCCGGCTTAACACATCAAGAAGCATTGCAAGCAAGCGTAAGGCGGCGGCGTTAAGTCGTTGGAAACCAACACCCGAAATGCAAATGCAATCCAAATGCAATGCAAATGCAATGCAAATGCAATGCAAAAGCACGGTAAAGGAAAGTAAAGAAAAGGAAAGTAAAGAAGAATCCTTATCTAACGATAAGGAGAAAGAGAGCAAGAAACGCAAGGCGTTCTTGCCGCCTTCTTTGGAAGAAGTTCAAGCCTATATCAAGGAAAAGGGATATTCGATTGATGCCGAAGCCTTCATTGCTTTTTATTCCTCAAAGAATTGGTATGTCGGAAGTAACAAAATGACCAACTGGCGAATGGCGGTCGTAACGTGGTCGAAGCGTAACAACGCCGGAGCAACACGGGCAACAAGAAGTGCAACAACTAAAAATTGTAATGACGAATGGAAATAAAAAAAACTATTCAAACCAAGGACGGTGCAAAAGAAGTCAGGGTTCAAATGCCGGAAGTTGGTCGCATATTGAATGCCATCCGTCAACGTGGATTGTTCCAAGGCTTCACAAGGTATCAATACGTCAATTATGATGTGGAAGCAGCTTTGAAAATCGTTGAAGCAATCGGAAAGACAAGAAATTCCCGATTCGTGATTGACGATGAAAACCGATTCACATATATGAACTTCGTGAAGTGGTGTCATGGCGACACAACCTTTCAATGTATTGACCCGGTTTCAAGACAACCTATTCCGGGAAACTTGAAGAAGGGAATATATATCGCCGGGAATACGGGAAGCGGCAAGTCGTGGTGTCTTGAAATAATGCAAGCCTACGCAATAGCATGGAAGTTCGGCATTTCCTTCGCCGATGATGAATATCCCCGTCCGTTGTGTTGGCAAATAGAACGTGCAGATGGAATCTGTGACAAGTTCGCCGAAACTGGAACAATCATCGGATTCAAGCAAAAACCGATGTTGGGAATCCAAGACTTCGGGCAAGAGCCGCAAGAATCGCTATACATGGGAAATCGGGTTGATGTTATCCGGCAGCTTATCGAATACCGGGGCGACAGAACCGATGAACTAACATTCATAACGTCAAACATGAGAATCAACGGCGATAATCTTATGAACCGATACGGCGACCGTGTGGCATCCCGACTCTTGGAAATGTGTAATTACTTCGAAATCAAAGGAAAGGACAGAAGGAAGAATTGACCTAACTATTAACATAACAAGAATATACACGATGAAGGTTTACATATCGGGAAGAATTAGCGGCTTGCCAATGAGTGAAGTCAAAGAGAAGTTCGATAATGCCGCCGACTTATTGGATTCGTTGGATTTGCAACCCGTGAATCCATTGAACAACGGATTGCAAGAAGGGGCGACATGGGCGCAACACATGGGCAAAGATATTGAAATGTTGCTTGAATGTGATGGAATCCTTATGCTTGACAACTGGAAGCAATCGAAGGGTGCGGACATCGAACGTGCGATTGCCAAAAAACTTGATATGGTGATACTATATGAAGAAGCACTTGCAGACGATGAAAACAAACGCATTGCCGAAGTCATTGAAGATGTTGTGCAAGAAGTCACCGGATTCGGCATCAAGCAGTTCGGACAGAAAAGCCGATGCCGGGAACGATGTTATGCAAGAATGATATTCGTATATCATTGCCGTGAAGCGAAAATGCGTCTTGCGACAATCTCTAAATTTGTTCATCGTGACCATACAACAATGCTTCACTACTTGAACAGATACAATGACGAAATAAGGTTCAATAAAGAATTTCGTGACCTTGCAACCAAGGTTGCGGACAAACTGAAAGATTATGAGGTTTGCACTAAGAAATCAAAGTAAGATTGAAAAGGCACTCGGCGGCGATACGCTTGAAGTTTTGTTGGAAGCCTTGCGGCAAGCATTTGAAAGTTTTAGCGACTTCGAAATTGAAGCGAGGATTGACAAAGAAGCAACGCCTTATCCTACATTGACCGTTGATTGTAGTTCATATCCATACAACACGGCGGTTTTTTATGTTGTTGGTCGGCAATATGATGTGATGAAACTGGCATTCAAGGAAATTGGAAAATAACAAGGCTATGAATCATAAATTCAACTACAAATGGACATTGAAGGATGCAACCTTCACCAAAGACAAAGGAACGGTGTTCAGTTGCTTTGCCGGGGGTGGCGGTTCGTCTATGGGGTATAAGTTAGCCGGATTCGATGTGATAGGATGCAACGAAATTGACCACCGCATGATGTACGCATATTGTCAGAACAACGGCAATCCGAAATTTCGCTACCTTGAAGCAATTCAAGATTTCGTGAAAGAAAAGGAAATGCCGCCGGAGTTGTATGAACTTGACATATTGGATGGTTCACCGCCTTGTTCTTCATTCTCGCTTGCAAGTGTAGGCGGCGAATGCGGAAGGCAAAACGGATGGGGCAAGAAAAAGAAATTTCGTGAAGGGCAGTCGGAACAAATTCTTGACACGCTTTTCTTTGACTTTATCGAACTTGCTGGAAGATTACATCCGAAGGTCGTTGTTGCTGAAAATGTCCGTGGACTTTTGCTCGGAGAAGCGAAAGGATATGTTTCCCGGATTTACAGAGAGTTTGACAAAGCCGGGTATCATGTGCAACACTGGTTGTTGGATGCTCAATACATGGGTGTGCCACAACGCCGTGAACGTGTGTTCTTCATTGCCCTTCGCAAAGACCTTGTGCAGTTTGTCCCGTGTCAACGAACGCTTTTTGATGCAATCCCGGTGCTTGACATGAGGTTCAACGAAACACCAATCACATTCGGCGAATGCTATGATGGGAAGGGAAATGAACTTGTTGGTGAAGTTATGCGCAAGACATGGGAACAACGTCAACCGGGTGATTCCGATTTGGGCGACATAACAAAGCGAATGTCCGGAAAAGAACGGATGTTCAATTTCTACCTAATAGGCAAGAATGAAGTGTGTCGGCAGCTCACCGGAAAGGAATGCACGAACATTCTATTCGATGAACCCCGTTATTTGTCAGAAGGTGAAGAATGTTGTGTCGCAACATTTCCACAAGACTACGACTTCGCCGGAAACAAACCGCATTATGTGTGTGGCATGAGCGTTCCACCCGTGATGATGGCGCAAGTGGCATCCCGTATTTACGAACAATGGCTTTCAAAGATTAAAGTATGAAATACAACAACATCCCGAAGGTGTTTGAATTAAATAATATTATAACTCGTTATGGCAAACAAAATTAACATTGAGAATTATATACAGCGTTTGAAAGAATGTCAGAGTATGGACGATATAGAAAGTGCCCATGCTGACGCAGACAAGGTTTTGGAAGAAGTCATACTTAAAGAGCTTGGTGACGATTTCAAACAGGTTGTAAATGAATACAAGAAAGTACCCAAATGGTATGCGTAAACTTAGTAAAGATGAAGACAATAACATTTGATGTAATGCTCAATGAGCGTTTTATCTGCACGTTGAAATACAAGTTTTGCCCATTGTTCCCAATCGAACTTGACGACTTGAAGAAGTTCATCGAAAGCAAACGCCCATCATTGAAGGGCAAAGATTACAATATCGCCTTTTAACTTATAAACACCATTAGACAATGAAAGATATTGAACTATACAATGACCATTTCCAAAACTACAAGGTTTATGGAATCCCGAAAGCGCAACTAATCATTGCCGACCCACCGTATAATCTTGGCGTGAACGCTTATGCAAGCAATCCGGCATGGTATAAGGACGGGGACAACAAAAACGGCGAATCAGATAAAGCCGGGAAAGAGTTCTTCGACACGGACAAAGATTTCCGTCCGGCGGAATTTATGCACTTTTGTTCCCGAATGTTAATTAAAGAGCCGAAAGAAGCCGGAAAAGCACCGTGCATGATAATCTTTTGCGAGTTCGAACAACAATTCAAATACATCGAACTGGGTAAGCAGTACGGATTCAAGAATTATATAAACCTTGTATTCCGGAAGAACTTTTCCGCACAAGTCTTGAAGGCAAACATGAAGGTTGTCGGAAATTGCGAATACGGTGTTTTGCTATATCGTGACAAACTTCCGAAATTCAACAACGATGGGCGAATGGTGTTCAATTGCTTCGACTGGGTGCGTGATAACCGGACACCGAAAATCCATCCCACACAAAAGCCCGTCCCACTTCTTGAACGTCTGATTGAGTTGTTCACCGACCCCGGCGATGTTGTCATTGACCCTTGCGCCGGAAGCGGTTCAACCCTTCTTGCAGCCGCAACCCTTGCACGCCGGGCGTATGGATTCGAGATTAAAAAAGACTTTTATAAAAAAGCAACGGCAAAAGTTTTGCCTTGCATACAAAGAAACTTGTTTGTATGATGAAGAAAACGACAGAGCCATGTTTCAGTAATGGCACGGAATTTATGGTGTGGCAAGATGAAAATTGTTGCCAATGCAAAAAGGCGGTGTGGTACAACGAAAAACTTGACCGTTATCCACAATATCGTTGTGCCGTGCAAAAGCAGATTGAAGGGCAAGCGGTAGGCATTGACGAGATAAGCCAAAGGACGTATGATGCAGCTCATCAACGCCGTTGTCCTTTCTTCAAGTCAAAGGTTGAAAAACCCAAAGAAGAAGTCCTTGATTTCTCAAAAGGCGAATCCTTGTTCAATAAAATGCCTTTGTTCAATAATATTGAACACGACCGAAATATTGAACAGCCATCCCCGGAAAAGAAGGAAGAACCCAAGAAATCGGCGGCAGAAAACCCGGATGCAGCCCTTCTTAAACTGGCAATGGAAACCGGAGTTGATTATAACGTCTTGAAGGATGCCGAACGCCGAATGTTTGAAACCATCAAGAGTAAGGCAGAATTGCCGCCCGTATTCCGGGAAGATAGATTCAAGAAGGAAATCAAAAGCGATGTTCATAATATGCTTGAAACCTTCACATGGGAAGAAAATATGAAGATAGCCTTCGTTCCCTTGATTATATCGCATTTGGCGTGGATGTATTCGGAGAAGGTTATGAAGTATTGCGCCGAACACCGCATTCCCGAAACAATCAAATTATCCCGTGCCGTGAAACACGTCCGGGAAGAATATGTTTCGACCCTCAAAAAAGATTTGGATGCAGCTCACCTTTGCCGCATTGAAGAACAGACACAACAATTCTTCAACGAATATGTGAATGACTTCATAATTATGTGGTATTGTGTGAATGGTCAGTATAAGAAGCAGTTTCCGGATGATATATACAAGGATATGAAAACGGATGCATTTATTTCCGTTCTGATGTGCCGTTTCCTTGTTGCTCACAACAAGAGAATGGACAAAATCATTGAAGCGAAGATGGGATTTGCACAGAGCATCAAGAATCCATATATGGACAAGTTGGAAACTTGCATGGATGCGTATTGTGGCAATCAAGTGATTGAATGCAACGACAACATCAACGCTTGTTTGCGAATCCTTGAACGAAATATCAATGAAATTGATTTTAACATTGAACCGGGCAAATAACAATATATAAACCAAAAAACAATGAATTACAACGAATTGTCAAAAGCAGCTCACAAGGATGCCGTAAATCACGGATTTTGGAGCAAAAGAGAAAGCAATGAGCATTATATGATGCTTGTGGTTGCGGAAATAGGTGAAATGGTAGAAGCGCATCGAAACGGGAAGCACGCCAACCTTGAAGCCTACAATGAACCATTATTGGGAGGATGTGCGCCGTTTACGTCATTCATCAAGGACACAATCGAAGATGAAATGGCAGATATTGCCATTTGGCTTGCCGACATTGCCGGGGCTTTAGGGATAGACTTCGACAAGATGAACCCTTGTCGTTATCATCGTGCCTTCAACAAGTTCAGTTTTTCTGAAAACGCATTCGCATTAACGAAAGGTTTGTGTCGTGATACAATCGCAATTGAAAAGCGCATCCAGTTCGGCTTGGAATATGTGTTCAAATGGGCAAAGGAGATAAAAATTGACTTTCCTTATTTCATCAAGCACAAAATGATGTATAACGCCCATCGTCCGCATTTGAACGGAAAGGCTTATTAAGAATCCAAATGCATTGCAAATGGTATGCAAATGCAATGCAAGTGCATAACAACAAAAATAAAGTAATATGTTACAGATTGAAGTGATTGGAAACATCGGCAATGATGCCGAAATCAAAGAGTTTTCCGGAAAGAAGTATGTTTCATTCAACGTGGCGCATTCGGAGAAACGCAAGGATGCCAATGGCGTTGTTGCGGAATCAACAACATGGGTGTCCGTTCTTTGGTATGGTGACGGTGGCAGCTTGACCCCGTATTTGAAGAAGGGATGCAAGGTGTTCGTTCGTGGTCGCCTTGTGCCGAAAGCGTACATGGATAAGAACAACCATCCGCAAGTTGGATTGAATATGTACGCAAATGAAGTGAATCTATGCGGTACAAAGGGAGAGAACAACACGAATAATGCCAATGGTGGCGGTTCAACCGCATCAACACCGGAAGGCAAAAACGATGATTTGCCGTTCTGATGGGAAAGATTATCATCGGGATTGACCCGGATATTGACAAAAGCGGCGTTTGCGTCCTTGACCCGAAAGGAAGGCAAGTGCAAACAACGGTTGCATCGTTCCCCGATTTGGTAAGTTACTTTGAAAAGCAATCGAAGCAAAGCGATATTGACACAACGGTTGTTGTTGAAGCGTCATGGATGCACAACAAGACCAACTGGCACATGAACCCGAAGGATTCAAAGCGTGTCGCAGCCGCAAAGGGTTATTCGGTGGGGCAAAACCATCAAACCGGAATACTTATATGTGAAATGGCAAGGTCTTATGGGTTGAAGGTGGTTGAACACGTTCCACTTGTAAAGTGTTGGAAGGGCAAAGACCGAAAAATTACGGATGCCGAAATAAAGACCTTCATCCCCATCAAAGGGAGAACAAACCAAGAATCAAGGGATTCCGCCCTTCTTGCATGGTTGTTTGCCGGGTTGCCCATTAGGGTAAAACCGGGCATTGTGGAAAAATAAATCATATCTTTTTTGTAAAGCCGTGTATTATGATGATACACGGCTTTAACTTTGCATATTATTTCAAAACGCAAAAGATATGAAACCAATAAAATTCAAAGAAGCAACGAAAGTTTTGCAGCGTCCGGCGACAATGACGGATGCGGAATGTGCTTCATTGCACGTTTGGACAGATGGAAAAGAATGTGTGTCTTGTTGGAAGCCTTCAATCAAAGAACGATTGAACATCCTTTTCCGTGGAAATATTTATTTGGGTGTTCTTTCCGGATGCTCAACACAACCGCCCGTTTTCGTCACGGCGGAATATCCTTTCAGTAGACCGTCGTTTTTTACCCGTGTAAAGAACAAAATATCGAACATGATAGATTGTGCCGAATCGTTTGTGAAAAGCGTTCAGAACGCCGCAAAACAACCCGATAAAAGAAAACAGTTTGTCGGCGGTATGCTCATTTCTTTTCTTATCGGACTTTACAATCCATTTTTGGGTTTCCTTTCGGGTGTAGTTGCAGCAGCTTTGAAAGAATGGTGGAATTCGAAAGGACATGGCACGGTTGAATTTATGGACTTCTTCTTTTCTTCAATGGGTGCTTTGTGTGCGTTACCCGTTACATGGTTCATTAGCCCTCTTATTTGGTAGCGTATGGCAAAGATTATCGAAACAACCGTTGAAAGTCTTGTGCCGGATAACTTGAACGCCAACAAAGGCACGGAATACGGTCAACGATTACTTGAAGAATCCCTTCGCAAGTTCGGTGCGGGTCGTTCCATTCTTATTGACAAGAACAACCGGATTATTGCCGGAAACAAGACCATCGAAAATGCCGTGAACGCCGGACTTGACAATGTGATTGTTGTCGAAACAGATGGCAATCAGATTGTGGCGGTAAAGCGAAAGGACATTGACCTTGATTCGGCAAAGGGGCGTGAACTGGCACTTGCAGACAACGCAACCGGAAAAGCAAACCTTTCATGGGATGAAGATGCCATCAACCAAATCACAGAACAATGGAATGAAATCAATCCGGATGATTGGGGCATTGACATTGAACCGATGAAAGAGCCGGAGAAGGAAGAAGAAAGCAAGAAGGAGATTTCAACAAGGTTGATTGTGGAATGTGGAGATGTAACCCGGTTGTCCCTTCTTTACTCGGAATTGCAAGACCGGGGATTTGATGTCGAATTGAAAGAGTAATGCACGATATGCACTAAAACAACCTAAAAAAGAGCAAAATGGCAAAGTATGGCACAAAGATGATTGAAAGTATTGTCGGGCTTATCAAGTCCGACACATACACCATTGCCGAAATTTGCCGCCAAGTTGGAATATCTTTAAGAACGTACCACAAATGGATTGAGGAGAAACCGGAATTTGCACAAGCGGTTGAGGATGCGAAAAATGAACGGATGCAATTCTTCGTTCAAGAAGCAAAGAAATCCTTGTTGAAGAAGATATGCGGTTATAAAGTGACAGAAACATCCGTTACAACCATACCCGGTAAGGACGGAAAACCGCAAATCAAGGAGCAAAAGACAAACATGAAACATTTTCAACCGGACACGGCGGCAATAATCTTCACGTTGACGAATGGCGACCCGGAGCACTGGCGCAACCGCCAATCTACGGAAGTAACGGGCAAGGATGGAAAAGACTTGTTCAACAACAAAACAGATGAAGAACTTGACAAGGAAATCGAGGAATTAAAAAGAAAACTGGAGTAATGACAAAAGGAACGGCAAGACAAGACAAAATCCGCTTGGTGAAGGCGATGAAAGAACGGCTATTGCGTGAAAGTCGTTCCGATTTGTTGCGCTTCACTATGGCGACAATGCCGACCTTTCGCCCGGCAGATTTTCACCGCCGTTATTACGACATTCTTTCCCGGTTTGCACACAAGGAAATCAAGAAATTGATGGTATTCATGCCGCCACAACACGGAAAGTCGGAAGGTTCAACACGCCGCCTTCCGGCTTTTATCGAAGGTTTGAATCCGGACACACGTCTTGCGGTCGTTTCTTACTCGGCGACTAAAGCCAAGAAGTTCAATCGTGAAATTCAACGCATAATGGACACGCCCGAATATGTTGATATATTCCCGGACACACGTCTTGGAATGTCACAAGTCGGCGAGGATTCCGGAAAAGGCTATATCCGAACAACCGAAGAATTTGAAATTGTTGGCAAGCGTGGAAGCGTGAAAACCGTTGGTGTAGGTGGCGCATTGACTGGCGAACCCGTTGATGTGCTTGTAATGGATGATATTTACAAGGATGCAAAAACCGCATGGTCGCCCGTTATTCGTGAATCTGTTTCCGATTGGTATGATACCGTTGCAGAAACCCGACTTCACAACGATTCCCAACAATTGATTGTGTTCACACGATGGCATGAAGATGACCTTGCCGGAACTTTATTGCGTCAACAAGGCGAATATGACCCGGAAAAAAATCCGGATGGGTGGGTTGTTTGTGTTTACAAGGCTATCAAGGAAGGTGCGCCAACAGACTATGACCCAAGACAAGAAGGCGAAGCGTTATGGGAAGAACGGCATTCGATTCATAAGTTGCAACAAATCCGGAAGCGCAATCCGCAAGTTTTCGAATCGCTATATCAGCAAGACCCGAAGCCATCCGAAGGCTTGATGTATTCCTTCGGTTTCCAAACATACACCATACGCCCTGCGACCTTGCATTGCATCCGGAAGGCGTATGTTGATACCGCCGACACTGGCGAAGATTATTTGTGTGCAATCGTTTATGATGAAACGGAAATCGGAAACTTCTTGGTTGATGTCCTATATACGCAAAAGCCAATGGAATACACGGAAGTTGCGACCGCCCGGATGTTGACACGTCACATGGTCGCCGAATGCATTGTGGAATCCAACAATGGCGGTCGTGGTTTTCAACGTGCAGTCGAAAAGCAATGCCGCCTTATGGAGAACGCAAGAACGAAATTCCGATGGTTCACACAAACCGACAACAAGGATGTGCGCATATTTAGCAACTCGGCGGCAGTTCAGAACTTGACATATATGCCGGAAGGATGGGAAAGGTTATTCCCGGAGTTCAACAAGGCAATAACGGGCTATCTGAAAGCCGGAAAGAACGAACATGATGATGCGCCGGATGCCTTGACCGGAACAGTAGAAAAACGAAAAAAGCGTGGAAGGGTTGATGTTTCATCCCTATTCGGCTAACAAGTATGTATCACATTAAAACAAACAGATATGAAAGTACAAGACATTATCGAAATGAAGAATGTTCCGGTTTCGTGCGATGGCGATGTCATTGCGGAAATGAAGGGATGCCGATATATCCCACAACCGGACATTGAAACGGCAAAGAAGGCGTTGAATCCGGAATTGCATGACATAAACAATCATATTCTTCGCCCGGATAAGAAAGTGAAGGTTGATGTGGACACCGATGCCGATTCCGCCCAAAAGGTCATATCGGTGGATGGCGAAACAACGAACACAAGAACGGAAAAGGTGGCACGCATTGCGGTCGCCCTTCAAAAACTCATTATTAAACGTGCCGTGTCGTTCTGTTTCGGCAATCCGGTTGAATGGAATTGCACGCCGGAGAATGAACAACAAAAGATGGTGAAGAAGGCTTTCGACAAGATTTTGAAGAATGCAAAAATAAACTCGGTCAATCGAAAGATTGCCCGTGCCATATTCAGTTTCAAGGAAGCCGCCGAATTGTGGTTTCCGGTTGAACTGGCGAAGCCGCACACGAAATATGGTTTTCCATGCAAGTACAAATTGCGTTGTGCAATCCTTTCGCCGATGTTGGGCGATACACTTTATCCGTATTATGACGAATCCGGCGATATGATTGCCTTTTCACGTTCATTCAGCCGCAAGGATTCGAAGGGTGTTATTTACAACTACTTTGAAACATACACCGATGAAGAACATTGGTTGTGGGCGAATGGCGCAAACGGAATGCAAGTCGTTGAAGGTTATCCGAAACCAATCACCATTGGCAAAATTCCGGTAATATTCGGGCATCAAGAAGAATTTGAAACCGAAGATGTTGACAAACTCATTGACAGACTGGAAGAACTTCTTTCCAACTTCGCCGATACGAATGATTATCACGCTTCGCCAAAGATATTCGTAAAGGGTGAATTGAAGGGATTCAGCAAGAAGGGAGAATCCGGAGCAATCATCGAAGGTGAAGGCGATGCGGATGCCAAATACCTTGCATGGCAGAATGCGCCGGAATCGGTCAAACTGGAAATTGAAACGCTTTTGAAGTTGATTTATACCTTGACACAAACGCCGGACATTTCATTTGATTCCGTCAAGGGAATTGGCGCAATATCCGGAATCGCCTTGAAGTTGCTTTTCATGGATGCCCATCTAAAGGTTCAAGACAAGAAGGAAATCTTCGATGATTACCTTCCAAGACGTGCGAATGTGATTAAGGCATATATCGGGCAGTTCAACAATGCGCTTGAAGCGGAAGCCGAAAACATGGATATTGACCCGGAAATCACGCCTTATATGCTCGTTGATGATACGGCGGAACTTAATTATTGGTTGACTGCAAACGGAAACAAGCCCGTCTTGTCACAAGAAGAATCCGTTGAACGTGCCGGAATATCCAAGAATCCGGAAGCAACGATGAAGAAGTTGAACGAACAATCAGAGCGTGACAACGCTTTTATGATTGGCGAACCTCAAATGGATGGTGACGCATGAAGAAGTTGAATCAGAAAGGAACGGCGCAATATCATTGTCGTGATTGCGCCCATTCCTATGACTGGCATTCGATGTCCATCAATAATGAACCGATACTTTGCCGTTGTCCTTATAAGCAGCAAGGCGGCAAGTATTGTGTATTCTTGAAAGACCCACAATGCGAATTGTTCAAACTAAGAAAGGACAAATAACATGACCAAAAGACAGAAAACAACACGCTTTTCCATCAAGGATTTCGATACGGCGCATTACCGGACAACCGAACAATATGCAACCGCCGTTGACAATCTGTTTGCGATAGCAACAAGAGAAATAGCAAGTGCGGCAAGCAAGGCGGATTTCAACCCGGATAAACCATTTTCATTTGATGATTATCCAAAGGTGAAGGCAGCTATGCAAAAGACAATCGCCGGGCTTGCAAAGAAGGTGCAATCGGTCGTTGAAACTGGTTCACGCAAGCAATGGTTGTTTTCTTGCCGGAAGAATGATGCCTTCATCAAGTCAATATTCGACACTTCGAAATTGAAGAAGTCGGAATTGAAACAAATGACCGATAAACGCCTTGATGCGCTTGCAGCTTTCCAAGGTCGAAAGGTTGCCGGAATGAACCTTTCGCAAAGAGTATGGAAGTACACAACACAATTCCGGGAACAGATTGAACACGCCCTTGATGTTGGACTGGGTGAAGGAAGGTCGGCGCAAGAACTTTCAAGGGATGTGCGCCAAAATCTAAATGACCCAAACCGCCTTTATCGCCGTGTTCGTGATAAGCGTGGAAACCTTGTGTTATCCAAGGCGGCGCAAGCCTTCCATCCCGGACAAGGCGTTTATCGTTCTTCATACAAGAATGCAATGCGCCTTACCCGGTCGGAAATCAATATGGCGTACCGGGAAAGTGATTATCAAAGATGGCAAGCACTTGATTTTGTCGTTGGATTCGAAATCATGCGTTCCAACCATGAACCACTTTGCAAGTGTTCCATCTGTGAAAAGTTGGTCGGAAGATACCCGAAAACATTCAAGTTCGTTGGTTGGCATCCGCAATGTATGTGTTTTGCAATCCCTATCATCGAAGATTTCTTTTCGGAAGGTCGCCGGAATGACCGTGTGAATCGCTTGAAGGCAGCTTTGAAGGGTACGGAAGCCAAGAAGTATGTTTCGCCCGAAACCATTGATAAATTGCCGGAAGGCTTCAATGAATGGGTTAATGCCCACAAGGAAGTGCAGAAGGGATGGCGTTCAACGCCGTATTTCATCCGGGATAACTTCAAGAATGGAAGCCTTGCCGATGGGTTGAAGATTAAGATGCCGGATGTTGTGAAGGTTGACCCACTGGCGGCGATTATGCCCCATATTACTAATGCAAGGCAGCTTGCAACACAATGGGGATTGACCATCCAATTGAAGATGCTTGAAAAGTATGTCGCCGAAAAGGATGTGTCACACATTCAATCAACGGTTGCGACCATACAAAGCAAGGTATCAATAATATCGCAAGCCGACAAGGATATTCGTTCCAAGTGCGCAAAATGGGGGTTAAGTATATACATCCTTGACCAAGCAATGAACACGCATGATTCAAGGCAGATATTGAACGCACAAGCCGAACTGGAAACACGTTGTATTGATGCGGAAAAGGAATACAATGCTTATTTGGTGGATGCACGCAAGGCAATCAGCGATGCGAAGGCAAACAAAATTGATTCTTCCGGTGTTGAAGGCGATGTGAATGCCGTTTCGTCTGATGTGCGTGATTGGATTATGGGCAAGGTAAACATCAAGCAAAGGTTGACCGACTTGTTATCTAAGATAAACAAGGCACTTTCCGGAAGCATCCCGACACCGCCGGATGATGTCGAAGAAGATTTGAATGTTGGCAATGTGGCAATTGTTTCGCCTAAAGCACCATCCGTTTCATACACGCACGATGATAAGAAGAAAACATTCGAAGAACGTGCAAAGAACTATGCGGACGCATTAACCGCATTGTACGGAAACAAAGACAATTGCCATCTTGGATATAAGGCGTGGTGGCAGTCTGTGAAGGACAATTATTCCAAATACAAGGGCGTTCCATTGAAACTTGATACTTATGTAATAAGGGCAATAAACTGCGTGATTGATGGCGGACTTGGTGAATACTTGGATGCAATCGCCCATCTTGGAGAATTGTCAACGGCGAAAAACCTTGGCAATATCCCGATGAAGTGGCGAACCATATTCAACGGATATATCAAGAAAATCGAAAGTGCGGATGTCGCAAATGAAGGGTACATTTCAGTATATCGTGAAATTGAAGCGGCTTATAACATCTATCAGTTGTCAACAAGTAAAATGGCAACATCTTATGGACTGGGTAAAATATCGCCCAAAATGCCATACCAATTCTTTGAGGAAATGAAAAAGAAGTTGAAGATTGATATAACGCAAACAATGCCAAGAAAAGCCTTCTTTGATAGCCTTGAAGAATATGTCCCATTGTCAACCGTTGGCAAACGTAATGATGGATGTTATTTTTCGCCTACATTTAAGCACGTCCGGATGCCGTGGAACATCAAAAAGACAAAAGAACGATTTATTGATTCACCGGAATACCGAACTAAAATCATATATCACGAATTTGGTCATGCCCGTGATGGTCTTTCGCCAACTGGCGAATGGGTTTCACGCAAGGAATGGAAGGACTTGTTTTCTACATTTGAAAAAGAAATAAACAAAGATGGCGGTGCGGCAATTGAAGCCGCTATTCGTAAAAAGGCAAATGATTTGAAACTTGCCGGGGTTGATACTGGCGATAATGTTGAAATGCTTGGTGCATTAGCGGACACGATTCAATCACTTGTAAAAGGACACCGTTATGTTTGGAGTTGGGGACATTCCGTTTCTTATTGGAAGGGCGATAAGATGTTGAAGGAATTTATTGCACACGCATCCGAAAACTATTGGGGTGGAAATAACTTATTCAAAGAACTTTGCCCCGACCTTTATCGGGAAATGTGCAAGGTAATGAAGAAAATGTAAAAACAAGGGCGCAATCTTAATGATGCGCCCTTGTTTTATTAGTCAACCCACATTGAAAAAGATTGTTCCCTTGCGCCGCCGCATGATTCACCATCATCGTATGCACAATAGAACGTTTTGTTTTCCTTCAAGGCTTTTCGAATCAACTTGAAGGCTTCTTTTTGGTCGGGCTTTTCCCCGAATCTTCCTTTTGTTACAAGGATTAAAGATTCTTGCATCGTGTAATTGTCGCCATTCATTATGTGGTCGGCAATTTGTTTGTCGGTCATTTTGTCAAAATTCATATCTTTTCTTATTTGCAAAGTAACTTCATTTATGAAATACGCCCACCGCCCATTTCTTTAATCCAGTAGTCGCCGGATAGTCTGTGTTCGATGAACTTTTCCATGTTGTTAGGAAGAAATGGACGTGTTCTTTCGTCCACTTCAATCCAATGATAATCAACATCATTGCATTCTTGGTGCTTTCCGGTTGGTTTTCTTTCGTTGCAAGAATCCCTTCCGGATGATGCATTTGTCGTTTCTGTATGGCTTTTCCGGCGTGATTGCAACATCGTAAAGCCGGGCAAGCGACACGCCCAGTTCGGAAGGTGTAAAGCGGTCGTAAACCGCCGCCAAAGACCCGAAATAAAAGTTTTCATCGTCACCAAATGAAACGTGATATATTGTTTTTCCATTCATCATTTATTTTCAGATAATATTAAATCCTTAAATTCACACCTATTACCCCAAAAGCATCCAATGCATCTTGCCTTCTTGGGATTTTCCGCCCGGCTATGTGGACAAATGACAGAACCTAACGAATCACGTCTAAAAAGATGTTTCAAAGGAATGCCTAATTGAAATCCTAACACTCGAACCAAATCGTTGACGTTGGCAATATAGCCATTAAACACCGTTTCCCATGCCCAATATGGAGCCGGGTACATATCAATATGTATTGGAATGCCATGTTGATTCGGGAAATGAACAATAAGCCGGAAGGCGGCACGCATGGCATCACCATTCGGCTTTGTTAAGTCAAGAAGGCGGTCGCAATCGGAAGGAGTTTCCCAATATCCTACATGAACCGCACGCCCCTTGTATGCAAAATCCGGGCAATGTTTTTCTAAAAACAAAGCTATTTGAGAGCGTAATGAATTGTTTGCTTCAACATCCATATTATGTGATATTTATATTTTACAATAATAACCCCTATATTTGAAAGCCTTTATCAGTTCGTCAAGTTTAACGATACGGAAAGCACCGGATAAAGTTTCCTTCAAGGAACGTCCAACGGTTTCAAACGGTATATATCCGGTTGCTATATCAAGCGTTACTTCAACGATAGAATGACAATCCGTTCCATTTATAGAACCGTCCTTGTTGCATGGTGTAAACTGCAATTTTATTCTTTCCTTATAACTGCAATCCGGGTATGACCATGAATCAACAACACTTATATTCTTGATAACAAGATGGTCGCCATACGTCTTTTCCGGTGCTTGAACGCTTATTATCTCACAATATGACATATCATTGTTGTTTTATAGTGTTAAAGTCAAACCATTCACGGGGCGACTTATCCGCCGCCTTCTTGATGGTGCGGTAATATAATTTGTTCAACTGGCGAAGTCGGGCAAGGTGTTCGTGTGGATGCCAATTGAATGATGGCATAACTTCGTTGTTTGCGGCGTAAATGCCGCCTTCCTTCGGGTCGAAATGTGCGAAGGCTACAATTACACCATCTTTAATGAAAACGCATTCAGAATGGTTTTTATTGTCCTTCATCGGGTATTTTATAGCCTTGCATCCATTGTAATATGATGCAATACGTTCTTGTTCCTTCATCTGTTTTTGAACGATGGAACGCAAATCCTTGAAGTTCGATGCAACTTCCTTCCGGATGTCTGCAATGCAAATCGGTTCATTCCCGGTTGCGACATTATACTTCAAAGTTCCGGCGACAAACATTTGCAATGCCTTTTCAAAGTTTTCTTTGTCTGTCACCTTTTCCCATAATTGGGAAACAAAATCGAAAGGCAAGTCATACTTGACCGCCAAGTTCTTCAATGCTTGTTCATTCATATTCTTCTTCGTTTTCGTGATTTAGTTCGGGTATTGATGCAGCGAACGCCGGGCATTTCATACAATCCGGATTCGTGCATTTTGAACAATATATGGTTTCAAGTTCGTAATCTGAAAGCATAATAAAAAGATTTAGTTGTTATCAATGCCAACAACAAAGAAACAATTCTTGTCTGCAAGTAATTTATTCACCGCATCCAGTGTTGCCCCGGTGGTCAAAATATCATCAAAAACGATGATGTTGTGTTCCTTGATGTCGGCATGAAGCGTGAATTGTGGATTGATGCGTTGTCTTGTTCTTGCCGAAATCGCTTCTTGATAGAACGGTATCCCCAACTTTCCGGAAAGTTCGATGCAAACCGATTCGGCAAAGTTGTGTTCTTTGTGTCGGCGTTTCGGTGTCGTCAGAATTGCCCATCCTTCCTTGTTCTTCAACCCAACGACACGTTGAATGACATTCAAGGCGGCATCCGCAAACCTTCCAACATTCCCGAAGTCAGATTTGATAAGTGAAAGCGGAAATCCTTCTTCGCTTTTCTTGAAGCAAGAAATGAAGGAAAAGTCACGTTTCGGATGCCATGCTATATTGTCGGTCATATCGCACACGCTTTCATTGGCATTTTCGCCGGAGTTCCATCCGGCACGTTTCTTCTTCTTTGTTTCTTCATCCTCAAATTCCGGAATGTCAATCGCCCACCCGTCAAGTTCAACGGCATCCCATTCTGCAAGCAACGCTTTATAATCCCAATCGCCGAAATCGCCGTTATCTTTGACGATATAGTTGCGCAGCTTGTCAACTGGCGTGTCCTTCGGGATGATGATGCAAGGGCATTCCGTATAACCAAGGCGTTTTAGGGCTTGTAAGCGCATATTCCCACCGATGGTGATATACTTTGCCACCATCAATAGGATAAACCAACAAACCACGCAAATCAAGCATTTCCGGGTCTTGTTTGATGGATTCAATCAACTTGTTAAGTTTTACCGGGTTCGTTATACGGGGATTCGGGGGCAAGCCCGGCACTTGCCCCGTATTGTTTTCAATCTGAATGATTGGAAGGTTCTTTGTTGTCATATAGTAACGATTAAAGTTGTACGACCTATCTTCTTTGCGTAATCAATTGAATACTTTGTTCCCCGGCTTTCGCCATTCCAAAAGGCAACAACCATATCGGCGTTTTCGATGATTTGCCGATTCCGTATGAATGTTGCACCCCTTCCATATTGGGCATAATCCGGGCGATATTCAACCAATTGCAGATTGCGCCCTTTGGCATAATCGGCGGCAAGGGAATCAATACCCTTTGCGCCACCGGAAATAATGGCATCCCCATCTTGAATGTTGATGCGTTTTTCGAGTTCCAAGGCAAAGTTTATATTGCCGGGATTGCGTGAACCGATAATTGCGATTTTCATTGTTGCGATGTTTAGTTGCCCGGATGGTTAGACCGGGCGTTTCCTTTGTTATATACTGGCTTCATCAAGTGAATCAACGGCTTCGCCGATGGAATCCATTGCGCTTGAAAGATTGTCAATGGCTTCTTGCATTGCATCCCCTCGTTCGCCATCTTGAAGTGATTCCGGCATATTGTCGAATGCTTCTTGTTCTTCATCCATGATGGCTTCGATATCTTCTTTTAATGCGTTCAACTTTTCAATGATTTCATTGATTCTTGTTCTTCTTGCTTTGTTCATTGTTGCGGTGGTTGTGGGCGGCGTGAACCGCCCGGATTAAATTATGCTGATTTAAGATATTTGTGAAGTTCTGTCCGAAGTTCGCCGAATCTCTTGAAGTGGCGAAAACCTTCATTGTTTGGTTCGCTTTCAAGCGAAACACCGATTGATTCAAGAAGGTTTTGTTCTTTTTCTGAAAGAACAGAAACGGCGATGGTGTTGTAGTGTTCAACATCAGACCATTCCGGATTTACCATCATCATTGAAAGCACCTTATCAATGGTTTGTTGCTTTTTGATTTCTTCTTTTGCAGCCTTGACACGGCTTGCATTCATCTTGCACCACATTTTGCAAAATACATCCTTATCAACATCGGCGTTCATATATACCTTATTGATTGATTCAAATTCGGCGGCATCCACACGAACTTGTGTTCTTGTTTGAAATTCTTGGTGTGTCATTGTTGCGATATGTTTAATTGTTATTTGCTGCGTGTATCATAATAATACACAGCAAAGATACGATATATATTTAATATAACAAGCGTTTAACCAAAGAAAAATGCCATAAATCCCTATTTTTAACACTTTTAACGGCTGTTTTGTGGAAAACTCTTGCATAAGTGTGCTCTTGTATGTTCGTGTATTACTATAACACACATTATCTTTGCCGTTGATTTGTATTAACAATAAATTTTTGAACACATGAAAGAAAAGATTCTCGCATTACTGGTTGCACAATTTGCAGGCGTGCGAAAGGACGGATTGATGCAGTTGGCACGCTCGTTGGCGTTACAATGCACCACCGAAGAAGAAGCGAAAGCCCTTGTCGAAAAACTGACGGATGCGCAAGTCAAGGATTTTGTGAAGGAATTTCGTGCAGAAGTGGACAAAGAAGTTTCCGATGGTCGCAAGACGTATGAAACAACATTGAAGAAGAAGTTTGATTTCGTAGAGCGTAAGCCCGAAACCGTTCCCGGCGGTGGAGAGCCTAATCCCGGCGAACAGACAACCGAATCAATTGTTGCCGCCGCCGTTGCCAAGGCATTAGAGCCTTTCACAAAGACAATGAACGCATTCAACGCCAAGACCCTCAACGATGCAAGGCTTCAGCAGCTCAACGACAAATTGGCAAACTGCAAGAACGAAACATTCAAGCAGCGCATTTTGAAGGACTTTGCCCGGATGTCCTTTGATACCGATGAATCGTTTGCCGAATACTTGTCCGAAACGGAAACGGATATTGCAACCGCAAATCAGAATGTGGCGAATGAAGGCTTGTCAAATCAAGGTTCACCATTGTTCGCCCAAAAGGATGAATCCGGTGTATCTGCCGCCGTTCAGTCCTACATTAAGAGTATGAACCCGGAAGGCAATCAGTTTGCCGGAAAGGAAGTGTAAAACAACTAAATCCAAAGAAGTATGTCATTGGTTATTAAAAGAGCAAAAGACAATCGTGTTGTGAAGTGTGTTCTTCACCGCATTGCCGACATTCCCGGTGGCGTAACGGTATCAATCGCCAGTCTTGGCGGTTCGGCGTTGTTTGAAGGAACACCGCTTGGTGTTGGCAAGAATGGTATGTACAATGTGTGCAAGACCGCACAGATTCTTACAACTGCCAATGCCACCGCAACCGAATATGAGGTTGCAAAGGGACACCATTTCAAACCCGGCGACCGCTTTGCGACCGCCGAATGTAACGGACAGACAATCGCAAGCATTGACAAGTCCGACCCGGCGAAGGATGTCATTACGCTTTCAAAAACACTTGGTGCGGAAGTAAAGCCGAATACTTGTGCGTTCGAAGCATCCGGAGAAAACAAGACATTGAAGGTCGTTCCTTCTTGTGTTGCCGGGTCAAATATGGACGTTGAAAGCAACGAAAGCCTTTTTGTTGACGCATGGGTTATCGGTGTTGTTCGCAAAAGCAATGCGCCTATCGTAAACACAACTATCGAAGCAGCCTTGAAGGGGGTTGTTTATGTTTAATCACAAGTAAATTCAATCGGATATGCAAAAAACATTGATGGTCGGATTAAACGAAAAAGACATGGGTGCGGTTATCCACAACTATGACTTGAAGGCGTTTTATTACCCGACCTTGTTTCCGCTAAAGGAAACCAACCGTCTTGACTGGAAGATGCTTGAAGCACAAGCCGGACTGAAAATTGCAGCCGACCTTGTTTCTCGTGGTTCATCAATTCCAAGAAAGACCCGTGAAGCAATTTCACGCATTCAAGGCGACATTCCGAAGATTTCAATTTCCCGTGAGAAAGAGGAAGATGAAATGACGGAATACGACATTATGATTGCGTTGTCATCAAACAATCCCGACTTGACCGCAATCGTTGAATTTTGGGCAGAGGACACAAAGTTCTGTTGGGATGGCGTTGCCGCCCGTGCGGAATGGATTGCGCTTCAAGAGATTTCCCTTGGTCGTGTCAAGTTCACCAATTCCAACAATGCAGCCGTCGTTACCGAATACGATGTGGACTATCAGATTCCGGCAGCGCAGAAAATCGGCGTTACAACATCGTACACATCCGGCACAGATGGTAAGTTCTTCACTAAGGACGTTCCAAACGCCCTTAAAATCGGCAAGAAGTTGTATGGTGCAACTTATAAGTACGCATTTATGAATGTTGACACATTCAATAAGATTGCGGAACAGACCGAAGTGTACAAGCGTTGTGCAACCCTTATTCAGAACGTCACCGAAACCAACGATGCGCCCGACTTAAAGACGGTCAACGCCTATCTTGCGAAGAAGAACGAACTTTATAAGGGCTTGCAGATAATCGTGATTGACCAAGACATTACGATTGAACTTGCCGATGGTTCAAGAGTAACAAAAAATCCATTTGAGGATGATGTCGTGCTTTTCTCGGAAAGTAAGGTTTTGGGCAATACATGGTGGAAACGTCCTATTGACGCAAAGAAGAAGGCGGGCGATGTTGCCGAAAAGGTTATGCATGGTCACACCTTAATCAAGAAGTTCAGCGAGGAAGAGCCAGTAAAAGAGGTTACAATCGGCACGGCAAACCTTTTCCCGGCTTGGAATCTTTCGGGTCGTTCGGTGTTGATGCAGATTAACGCAACGACTTGGACTAAAAACTAATTGGAAGGGTGTTCGTGCAGCTTGCACGGATGCCCATCCGTTAAACTGGAAGCACTATGGCAATAAAGAGCAACAAGCAATATTTGGTTGCATCCCTCAATGGGTTGAACGTGACGGAAGATGATATTGACCTTATCATCTTAAAAAGCGGTATTGATGCCGATGCGGATGCCGATGTGAAGGCGTGCGATATGGCGATATACAAGCGTATGTCCGTTGTACTGGGTGCGACAATGCAGAACGTGTCGGAAGGCGGTTATTCGGTGTCATGGAACATCGAAGCGGTCAAGATGTATTATAACGCCCTTTGTAATGAATTGGGCGTTGAAAACGTGCTTGTCGGTCGCCCAAAGGTGCGCAACCGTTCAAATTATTGGTAAGTATGGCAAAGGTAGTTGAACAATATCCACATTATTTGTTTGCGGTGGAAGGCGGAGAATCCGTCAAGGATGAAACGGGCAGTTGGTCAGAATCAACGCAAAATTTGAAGTTTCTCTCCCGGTGTCGTGAAGAAGCCGATGGCAGAGGAACGGAAATCAATGTTGGCGGTGGAAAGTTCCACAAGGTCACATCGTTGATTCAGTTACCTAAAGGTGCGCCGTTTGTTGAACTGGGTACATCCGTTCTTGTCGCTAATAACCCGGAAGGCGACAACATCCGCATCCAAGGAGTGTGTTTGAGGTTTGACCCGGCGCAATTACATTCACGCTTATGGGTATAACATCATCATTTAATCGGGATGAAGTAAAGCAACGATTCGATGCGTTCCTTGACGAGATAGAAAAGCTACAAATCGAAATGATGCAAGAACTCGGCGAAAAGTGCGTCACCGAAATGCGCCTTCACAAAACATACATGATGCAGACTGGCGCATTGCTTTCTTCAAGTGGTTATTCCGTCTATAAAGATGGTGTCGCTATTCATACGGCGTTTGAAGCGGCAAGCGGAGCGCAGAATGAAGCGGCGGCGAAAGGCATGAAGAACGGACAATCACTTGCCGACAAGGTAGGCAAGGAAACAAAGGGAATATCCCTTGTTGTTGTTGCCGGAATGAATTATGCCGTTTACGTTGAATCCAAGGGTTACAACGTGCTTTCTTCCGCCGAACATCTTGCGCAACGTGAATTGCCAAGAATGCTTTCAGAATTGATTTCTAATGTTAAAGCGGCAGTTGAATAATGAAACAGACATTCGATTTAGATTCCATCATATATGGACTTTTGAACGTGCCTTCCATAACAACCTTCATCAATGGTGAAGTGTATGTCGGCGATGACCGCCCGGAAGATTCGGTGTGTGAAGATGTTGTTGTGAATAGTATTGATTTGACACAAGACTATTTGCCGCAAGTCGGAACATCAAACGTGAATGTCTATGTCCCGGACAAGCCAAGGCGCATCAAGGGCAAACAACAATTGAAGGCGTGTCGCCAACGCATGAAGTCAATCACCGATAAGGTGGTATCAGAGTTAAGAAAAGCGGTTGTTCCAGGGTTGAAGTTCACAATCGAATCCCAAACGGTATTGAACGAAAGTGATATAAAACAACATTATGTGAACATCCGCATATCGTGGAACATTCAAACAGAATAATTTATGGCAAATACATCTGTGATTACAATCGGTTTGGCAAAGATTTCGGTCGGCACGGCAGCTACAAATGGAACAATGCCAGTTGCCCTTGAAAAAATTGGCAAGGTTTACAAGGATTCGTGCAAGATTGCACAAGATGCCGCCGATGTTACCGAACACTTTGAGGAAGGACATTCCGCCCCGGAAGTGCGCAAGAAGTCGAAGAAGATACCGAAGGTTACTTTCTCGCTCATGGATTGCGCCCCGGATGCGCTTGTGAAGTATATCGGTGGTGAGAAGGTCGAAAAGAATGGTTGGGGATTCAATGGCGATGAAATCACCGCCAATGTTGCAATCAAGATTGAGTCCGAACAAGGTCTTGACTTTTGCATCCCGAACGCCGATGTGGAAGCGGTTATCAACGCCGATATGTCCGCCAAGGGCATTTTCCTTGTTGACTTCACCGTTACCCCTTGCGCAGTCACCGCCGGAAAAGCAATTTCGGCAATCCCCAAGGGCGCATAACGACCGGGGAAGTGTATAACAAGCCCCGAATCATTTTTATAATGGTTTGGGGCTTTAATTGTTTAATAGCATGGCAGAAGAAACAGAGAAAACCAAACTTGAACAAGAACGTGATGAACTTGACAAACTGATTGGAAAGGGTGTCACATTCGAAGTCGAAGATGTGCGTTTCCGGGTTGAAAAGCGTTTCTTCGGGTTGCTCAAAAAGCGCATCCCGGAAACGTACAAAAGGAAATTCAGCATACAAGAACCGACCCTTGGAACGCTTGACAGATTATCCCGTGAATGGGTGGAATTTGAATTTGACAACGAAAAGTTGAAATCCGCCGAAGGAATGAAGGCAGCACGCACGATGGCAGCTAAACACGCAATGCGTTGTGCAAAGGTCGTTGCGCTTGCCGTTCTCGGTTCGGATTTACTTATTGCGAAGCCGGGCAAACATGGTGTCGTTCGATACGTTGAAGATACAAAAGCGTTGAAGGAGTTGACAAACCTTTTCGCCCGTACAATCAAGCCTTCCTTGTTGCACCGACTTGTCGTTCTTATCGGCGCAATGTGCAATTTGGGGGATTTTTGCAACTCTATTCGATTAATGCAGACCGAAAGAACAACAACGCCGATTCGGATAGAGGACAACGGGGTTTGAACAGTCCACATGGTCGCCGTGGTGCGATATGCGCACACATGGGTTGGACGTGGGATTACCTACATGAAGGTATTGCGTGGGCGTTGGTGCAGAAGATGATGATTGATGCCCCATCATACGACACAACGGATGGAGAGGTTGACAACATCGAACTTGGCAAAGAGAATGCGAACGATATTATGAATTATGTAAATAGTTTAATGTAATGGCAGAAATCAATGGTGGCGGAATGTCCTTCACTTCAACGATGGACAATTCACAACTTGACAAGGCGGTCGAAGAAACCCTTCGGCGATTGCAAGGGCTTTCGGATGGTGCGGTTGCGGTAGGCGATGCGATGGATTCAACCACCGCCGAACTTGTTGAGCAAATCAACATACAAAAGAAGGTCATACAAGACTTGGAATCGTCATACGCCGACCTTGACAACAAAATCAATTCTATTGAACCGGGAACGGCACAAGACATATTGATTCAGCAAGCGCAAGCCGTAAAAGAAGAACTTGATGGCGAACGTCAAGGAATGGTCGAACTTTTGAATCAGTTGCAGCAATTACAGACCGTAAACGCAAGTGCATCCGGTTCACTGGAAGATATACGTTCCGCCTTGTCACAAGTCGGTGCGGCTTGCGAGGTGAACGAAAATGCCATTGCCCAACTTGAAGATGAATATTATTCGCTTCAAAAGGCGATGGACACAGCATTTGGTTCGGGTAATGATGCCGAATACAATGCGATGAAGAAGAAGGCGGATGCCATCAAGGGTGAAATATCAGTTCGAAAGCAGCTTTTGAAAGATTTGCGTGAGCAGTCGAACGCCCTTGAAGATTCCGCCCAAAAGATTGAGAAGGAACGACAAGCGGTTGAAGAAGCCGCAAACGCCCATGTTTCCCTTCGTCAGCGCATCAAGCAGTTGAAGGAAGAAATGGCGGATTACCGAATGCAGTTCGGCGACCAAACGGAAGAATACAAGAAGATGGCGCAAGAACTTGGTAATCTGCAAGACATTCAAGGCGATATTCGTTCACAAGGTGGCGTTTTTTCGAATGATGAAGCGCAGTTTGCCGGAGTGTTGTCCGGTTTGAATGGCATTGTTGGCGGTTTTACGGCGGCACAAGGTGCGGTCGCATTATTCGCCGGAGAGAATGAAAACCTTCAAAAGATAATGTTGAAGGTTCAGTCCCTCATGTCAATAACGATGGGATTGCAGCAAGTCGCACAGACATTGAATAAAGATTCGGCGTTTTCCCTTGTTACCTTGAACACCTTGAAAGAATGGTGGAATAAGTTGACCGGACAATCTGTAATTGAAGAAACCGCCGAAACCGTTGCAACAACTGCAAACACGGAAGCGAACGCAGCAAATGCGGCTTCAAACACCGCAAGGGCGACCGCCGCAACTGGTGCATCCGTTGCAACAACCGCCAACACCGTTGCAACTGGAGCGAACACCGTTGCAGCCGGAACGGGTACGGTTGCCAACTGGTCATTGGCAGCTTCATTCCGTGCGATAGGTGCGGCAATCAAATCAATCCCGGTGTTCGGATGGGTAATTGCCGGAATCTCGGCATTGGTGGCGGCGGTCACGTTGTTTACGGATTCGGAAGATGAAAGCACCGAAGCCATAAAGAAGAACAAGGAAGCCCAAAAGGACTTGCAAGAAGAATTGTCCGCAACCGAACGTATTCATGCCGAAACAATCAAGCAAGTTGCAGAAGAACGGGGAAAGATTCAGTTGTTGAATAGTATTGTACACGACAATACTATTGCAATCAGAGACCGCCGCAAGGCATTGAACGAATTGAAGCGAATCATTCCTTCTTACAATGCGTTACTTGACAATGAGGGACGTTTGACCCGTGACAATACAAGAGCAATTGACGAGTATATCAACGCCCTTGACAGACAAGCGATGGCGAAGGCGGCACAAAAGGAACTTGAAGCATTGTCAACAAAGGAAGTCCAATCGAAATTGCGTCAGAGGAAGGCGCAACGAGAAATGGACAAGAACAAATGGGCGAATGATTATGTGAACCCGAATGATGCAACGAATCGCACAAAGGGTTATGAAAATGCCGCCGTGCGTGACAATACCGCCGTGCGTGGCGAAGCATATCAGCAGCAGCAAATGGAAGCGGCAAACGCAAAGAATGCCTATTCTAAGGCGGCGCAAGACTATGATGCAGCAAAGAAGGATGCGCAAAAGGTAGCGCAAGATAAGTCCGACATCATGGCATTGATAAAGGATGAAAACCTAACATCCGACATCGTGACAACCGCAACATCCGGCGGTACTGGCAAGGTCACACCGCTTGGAACTGGTGCGGTAGAAACCGAACTTGATAAACTTGAAAACCTTCTTGCACAAGCCAAAAAAGGCTATCAAGAATATTATAAATGGGTCAATTCCGGCGATTCCATCCTTCAAGAAGCCGCCGACAATGAATTTGCCGGGTTATTGAAGCAAGGTGCGACATACCTTGATTATCTGAAACGACAAAGGGCGGAAATAATTTCCATATCGCCGGAGAGCCGAACAAAGGAACAAACCGCCGCATTGCGCAAGATAAATGAAGCAATCGCCGATGAAACGAAATCAACCGTCCTTGAAGCGTTCAACAACGAATTGTCGGCTCAACTGGGCAATGCTCAAAGCATCATTGAAATGTTGAACATCATCGAACAACGCCGCAAGACGTTAAAGAATGACGGGACACAACTTGACAATGAAAAGAAAGAAGCCTTGGACAACGCCGAAGATGATGTTGTCGAAAAACAGAAGGAGCGCACGAAAGAACTTCTTGATGATTATGCGTCTTACACGACCAAAAAGTTAAAGTTGGAGCAAGAATACATCAATGACATGATGTTGTTGCAAAAGCAGCTTGACAACGCACAGAATCCGGACGACAAGGAAGCAATCAAGCAAGCAATGGAAAACCGCCGTGTTAAGTACAATAAGGATTCAAAGAGTTCGGGCGATGAAGATTATGACGGATTGAAAGAACAATATCGAACCTATCAAGAAAAGGTAACGGCAATAAAAGACGAGTATGAAGAAAAACGCCGCATTGCCACACTTCACAACGATACGATGTTGTTGAATCAACTTGCGACCGCCGAAGCCGCCGAATTGTCGAAGTTGCAAAGCGACATGATTACAAATTCGGTAGACTGGCAACAATTATTCGGGAATTTGGATGAATTATCATCCAAAAGCATAAAAAAACTTATCAAGAAGATTGAAGCGCAAAAGATTCAGTTTTCCGGAGATTTCGACCCGAAGGATTTGCAAGCCATCAACGAGCAACTTGAAAAGGCACGGGCAACCATTGACAAGCGCAATCCATTCAAGGCACTTGGCAACGCCTTCAAGGAGTTGAAAGAAACCATCCGGAACAACAATTTGCTTGATGATAATGACCCATTCGTTCAACAACTGAATGAAAAAAAGTCAGAATATGAAAAATATCAAACATATATAAATTCGGGCAACACAACGCTTTCGGAAGAAGCAAATCAAGCGTTCACGGAATTGTTGAAGCAAGGCACAACATACCTTGACTATCTGAAACGCAAGAAACAAGAGTTGCAAGGTAAGATAGACATGGGCATTGATACTGGCAATTCAATGCAAATACTTGATGCAGCTATCAAGCAAGAGGAATCCGGAAAAAGCAAGTCCGATGCAATGCGTGAATCATTGAAGGACACATTTTCATCCGCCGCAAGTTCGCTTTCCTTCGTTTCCGGTTGCTTCGATAGTGTTACGAATGGCATCAAGAAGATGGGAATCCAAATGGATGAAGAAACGGAAGCCATATTGGGCGACATCGGCGGCATGATGGACGGGGCGGCGCAGTTCGCACAAGGTTATGCAACCATGAATCCGTTGCAAATGGTGTCCGGAACGGTGGGATTTCTTTCTTCGGCATTCGATTTATTCAATTCCCGTGACCGCAAGGCGGAAAAATCCATCAAGAAGCACAAGAAGGCAATCGAAGATTTGCAAGCAGCTTATGAAAACCTTGAATGGGCAGTTGACAAGGCACTTGGCGGCGAGGTCTACAAAAACCAAAAAGCCATGATTCAGAACATGAAGGAGCAACAACAACACCTTCGTGGAATGATTTCCGATGAAGATTCGAAGAAACACACAGATTCGAATAAAATTCGTGAATACAAGAATCAGATTGCGGAACTTGACCGACAAATTCAAGATATGTATGATTCAATAGCGCAAGACATTTTGCAGACTGATGCAAAGACATTTGCCGATGAACTGGGCAATGCGCTTGTTGAAGCATTCGGAAAGGGAGAAGATGCCGCACAAGCATTTGATTCCACCGTCAACGAAATATTGAAGAATGCGGTTTTGAATCAGTTGAAGAAAAACTTTCTCGAAAAGCAGCTTCAAAAAGCACTTGACAATCTGCAAGCCGATATGGGTTATTGGAACGGCGATGAGTTTGTTTTCGATGGTCTTACAGATGCAGAAAAGGCAGCGTTCAAAAACCAAGTGAAGGGCATCACCGCCGGATTCGAAGAAGCGATGAAAGTCTATGAAGATTTGTTCAAGGACATCACCGATGATGCGGACACCGATGCCGATTCTTCATTGACTGGTTCGGTTAAGGGTGTGTCAGAAGAAACCGCATCCAAGGTTGAAGGACAGATGAATGCCATCCGTATCAATCAAATGGAAGCAACGGAACTATTGCGTCAGCAACTGGCGATGCTTTCAACCATTGCCAAGAATACGGCGTATAATGTACACCTTGCCAAGCTCGACCGCATTGTGTCGTTGCTTGAATCAAGCGAAGGCGGCGCATCTATGCGTTCACAAGGCTTGTCATAACTTAAAACATATAAATATGAGTGTAGCAAAAGAACTGGCGAAAGAAGCCAAAAAAAAAGGTATATGCAACGAGTGGCACGGCGAATTGCGCAAGTTGGGCGACAATAAACGTGCTATGTTGCAAATGTACATCAAAGGGATTGACTTTTGCCTTAAAAACGATTTCCCTTCCAATGATTACATCCGGGCGAATTTCAAAGGCACAATGGAGGATTTCGGCGTGTTCCTTGATGAACCAAACTTGAACATAACAAACTTTTCCAAGTGTGTTGCACTCGGCAAGACAACCGGAATTGTCACGACAACCGGATTCCAAGTTTGCGAGGCGTTCATCAAGCATCAATCCGACATCACCATTGAAGCCAAAGACAATGCCTTCATCGTTGTTGATGTGTTCGATAATACAACATTGAAAGTGAATGCACACGACCGGGCAAAAGTGTGTGTGAATCGCTATGGCGGCAAGGTCATAACATCAACCGATGATGGTGCGATGATAAAAGTTATTGAGAAACATAAAAAAACATATTGATATGGACACGAACAAAATAACATTGCACCTTCCATTCGATGAATCTAACGGTTCAAATGTCGCTTATGACTATTCTTCCAGTCGTGCGGATGGTGTTGTTGACGGTGCTTCATTCATTGCCGGAAAGAACGGCAATGCAATTGCCTTCCAAGGAAAAGGGACTTGTGAGGTGTCGGCAAATGTATTCGGCGACATCAACGGCGATTGGACAATCCTTACATGGGCAAAGGGTCTGAATCTTGAATGTGGTGCGCCGAAACAAATGATATGGGTGTTGAACTTTGGCGATTTCAATGCGCTTGAAGTCCCGATTGAAGTTAATCCGGAATTATGGCTTTCGCTTGCGGTTTCCAAGAAAGGCAGTTTATACAACTTCTATGTCAACACATCGTTGATTAAATCGGTTGTGCGGCAAGGAAATCTTCAAGGCGTATCGCTAAATCAAGACTATTATGGCGATGAATCCGGAATGGGATGCCTTGATGATTTCAAGGTCTACAAGTTCGCATTATCACAAGAGGATTTGACGCAAGAAACGAACGAAACGCAAAATATCGAATATATCATTGACGGCGTGAACATCAAGGAAAAGTTCGGTGTATGTGTTGCGGATTCGAAGGGCGTAATTTCAAAGCCGAAATTGAAAACACCGACATCTGTTTCGTGGGACAATTATCACGGCGAAGTTGTTGACTTGTATCACAAGTTTTATGAACCCCGTGAAATCACGTTGTCTTGTTTCTGCAAAGCGGATTCAAAGAATGATTTCATTACTAAGGTAATGCAGTTTGAACAACTTTTCGACAAGGTAGGAACGCAACGCCTTATGATTTCCGTGCATCCAATCAAACCGCTTGTGTATGAAGTCTATTGCAAGGATGAAATCAGCGTTATCAAGACATGGAGCGACCGATTGATGGTCGGAACATTCGAATTGAAGTTGACAGAACCCGAACCCGTGAAGCGAGTTTTGAAACATATCCGTGTATCAGATGCAACAAAGGAATGTGAAATCACATTGACATCCGAAAAATACGTCAATATCTTTTGGGGCGATGGAGAATCCGACCTTGATGTGTGCGGAACGGACAAAGTTGTGAAACATACCTACAAGGACAACGGCGACTTCTTCATAATTGTGACCGGGTGCATTGACGAAATATCATCCTTCAAAACAAATGCAATCGTTGTATGGAACAAATTATAATCACAAGGGCAAATGGGGCAATTGTCCCCATTGCCAATAAAAAAACGGCGACATCCATCAAAAGCGCATCACAAAATGTAACGCTTTTGGGGGATGATACCGTGTCAATTGTGGTTGTGTCGCCATTTAAGCAAACTTATTTGCTTGGCGACACAATCAACATATATGGCAATCCGTACCGTTTGAACCGCCTTCCGAAAGTGAGAAAAAACGGAATGCATGAATTTCAATATGAATTGGAGTTCGAAGGTATGCAATACGATATGATGCGTGTTACTTACGATTTGACCATTGACACAACAAACAATAAACTTGCGGATGTGTCGGCGGAATCGTTTACTGGCAGCTTGCACCGCTTTGCAACCGTTCTTATATCCAATATGAATCGTGTGTTCCCCGGAAAATGGTTGCTTGGCACTTGTCCGGACACGGCAGAAGATAAGACTTTGACCTTTGCCGAAGGCGACAATTGCTTGTCTGTTGTGCAGAATCTTTGCACAGAATACGAAACGGAATTTGATATTGAAAACAATGTGAATACGGGCGTGCGTACGCTTAATTTCCGGAAGGTTGGCAAAACCTTTCCTTATAAGTTTGAATTTGGCAGAAACAAAGGATTGTATCAGTTGACCCGTGAAAACGTGTCAAGTGCGAATATTGTCACCCGATTGAAAGTATATGGTAGCACAGAAAATATAACTTATAAATATCGTGCGCAACGTCTTTGTTTGCCGGGCAAATCAAAGACGGAATCATATATTGAAAAACCGGAAGCGATTGCCAAATACGGCATTTGGGAAGGTCGTAAATACTTCGATAACATAAAGCCTTCACGAACCGGAAAAGTCACCGGGCTTGTTGAAGGCTCGGTCTTGAAGTTCGTTGATGCTGATATGTTCGACTTGAACCTAAAAGACGAGAACGGAAATTCCAAATATCTTCTTGCTGATACGGCGGCAAAGGTTCACTTCAATACTGGCAATCTTGCCGGATATGAATTTGATGTGCATTCATACGACCATGCGACACATACGTTCACACTGGTTAAGCAGACGGATGAAAGGGGAAATGTATTTCCTTCCGAATCTTCGGATGCCTTCCAGTTCGCCGAAGGCAACGAATATAAATTGATTGATGTAGCATTGCCGCCGGAATGGGAAAAAAAAGCAGAAAAGGAACTTGAAGAACAAGGCAATATATACTATGACCAAAATTCACAACCGAAGGTGCAATATGGTTTAAGTGCAACGGAATCCTTCTTGGCTTCATTGTTAAGTAAGGAAACGAACGGAAATGTGATATGGGTCGGCGATTACATCCCGGTAAAGGATGCGGATATTGATATTGACAAGGCAGTTCGTGTGAAGTCATTCAAACGTGACTTATTGAAGGATTATTCGTACACTTTGACCATATCAGACCTTGCCATTACGACAAGCGTCACAAACCGGGTTATTTCCGAACTTATTGACCATGACAAGGCAATCACCATAAACAACCTAAAAGACCCGGCAAGAGCAAGAGCAAATTGGCGGTCAAGTCGTGAAGTTCTGAATATGGTATTTGACCCGGAAGGCGATTATTACACCGATAAGATAAAGCCATTGTCAATTGACACGATGGCATTGTCGGTCGGTGCAAAATCAATGCAATTCGGGTTGAAGAATACCGTGTTCCAACCTAACTATGGCGGCGATGCAAACCGTATTGTGTACGATGGCGGTGTGCTTACACATTATACTATTAAGGAAGAATCCGCCGTGTCGTGGGTGCTTGCTGATGGCGATGTGTCATTGTCTGATTCGACAAAGGCATATTATATATATGCAAAATGTCAGAAGGAAGGCGATTCCGGTAACATCATCTTTTCGTCAGAACAGATAAAGACAAATTCGGATGCGATGTATTACCATTTCTTTATTGGCGTGTTGAACTCTGTTGACCCGGAATTGAAGGCTCGTTCGTTGGCGTTGACATACGGATTCACAATGATAAACGGAAGGTTTATTAAGACTGGACGTGTTGAATCGGCAGACGGAACAACATATTTCGACCTTGACAATTCAGAAATCGGCGGTCGTATTGTGTTTACAAGGAACGGCGAGAAAAAGACACTTGAAGAAGTTGCGGACGAAAGCCTTGAAAGCAAGAATTTCATCAACAACACACTTCCGGGGTTGCTCGAAAACATTCAACAACAATTGGATGGACAGATAGAGCAATTCTTCTACAATACCGACCCTTCACCGCTATCAACACAACCGAACGCAACCGATGGCGTTCCGAATAGCGAATGGACAGAAACAAGCATGAAAGAAACCCATCTTGGCGATTTGTATTACAATACAGATTCCGGCAAGGTGTGGCGTTATGTCAAGATGCAATGGCGACCAAAGCCGGGATTTATGCCCGGTACGTTCTATGTATGGCAAGAACTTCAAGATTCCGACCTTGCACAAGCAATAGCAATTGCCAATGAAGCGTTGGAACTGGGAAAGGAGAAAAACCGCATCTTTACAACGCAACCCGTTCCGCCGTATGATGTGGGCGACCTATGGGTTCAAGGTGCGACCGGGGACATCATGCGTTGTAAAACGGCAAGGGAATCCGGTGCTTACACTGCGTCCGATTGGGAAAAGGCGAGCAAGTACACCGATGATTCCGGGTTGAATAAATTCATCAATGGCGCATTCTCGGATGCTATTGACACCATGACCGAACAGATTGATGGAAAAATCGAAACATGGTTTCAGACAACCGACCCGGCGACAAACTGGTCAACCAACACCGAAAAAGCAAAGCACATTGGCGATATGTGGTACAATATAAGCACAAAGACATTGAGTTGCTATCGTCAAACATTCCGTTTTGTCAGCGGTGTGGGAAGGGTCGTTTATATATGGCAAACCATCGAAGATAAAAAGGCGATTGATGCTTATGATGCAGCGAGCAAGGCGCAAGATACCGCCGATGGAAAACGCCGCGTGTTTGTTGCGCAACCTTATCCACCTTACGATGAAGGCGACTTGTGGGTTGACGGAAAGGAATTGCGCCGTTGTGTCAACGCAAGGGTGTCCGGGTCGTGGAACGTGAATGATTGGGTTGTTGCTGTGTATTACGATAATACACAAACAACGATTGATGGCGGAATTGTAACATCCGGAACAATACAAGTTGCCGGGGATAACAAATCCATCCTTGCCGGAATCACCGGAAACGGAACGGCGGCAAATTCAATCCGCTTTTGGGCTGGCGCATCGTTTGAAAATCGTGCAACCGCCCCATTCCGGGTAATGCAAGACGGTTCTGTTGTAATGTCAAAAGCACAAGTAGAGGGCGTTATAAATGCAATATCAGGTTCAATCGGCGGTTTCCGAATCCAACAAGGACAAATCGGCTATGGAACAGATAAAGAACAAGATTCCGCCGAAGGTCTTGCGTTGTTAAATAATTTCGTGCGCTTCAGACGTGGCAATCAATTGACATTGCTCGGATGCCTTTCTTCGCTTGGTTATCCTTTCAATGGGTTAATGAAGTTGACCGATACGATGGGAACAACACTTGAATTGCATCACGACAATCCCAAAACGAGCGATGAGAGAAATGAATGGATGTATCATCCGAAAGCCCTTGGCGTATTTGGCAATCAATACAACTTCGGAAAAGTGGCATCTTTTGAAACCGGGTACATCGGCGAAGCATTTACAAACATCATACAATTATGGTTTGATGTAACGCAAAAATATCAGTTTGAAAGCAATAGCACGTCAAGGCTTGCGGTTCGCTTACCTACAAAACAAGCGATTAATGATATGTGCGGAAACAAGCCTGTTATATTTGATTTGGAAATCGTGTGCGGAAAGGACATGGCAAACTTAATATCCATCATGCCGGATGTTGATAAAACAACACAATTATATCGTGGTAGCCATCCACGATTTTCAAAAGAATGGACTGGCGGATTCAGTAGTTCTAAACTTGAATATCAAATCGCTAAAGTCAACGGAAAAACCGTTGATTATTATGATATGGTTGCCGGGGATTCCGTGCGTTTGCGTTACTGTAACGGCGTGTTCTACATACTGGATTCTATGGCGGAATATAAAAACATATAATATGTATTTGGCAAGAAAAAACAATGACGGGTCAATTGATTTGATTGATTGTTCACGTCAAGAAGGCGAAAGGATGGCAGAATTGAGGAATGCGGGATTTCTTGATTTTGTTCCTTCGCCACAACCGGACGTTAAACCGGGAGAAACGGCGGTTGAAACATTAGAAATCGTTGATGGAAAGATGTGCCAGAAATGGCACATTGAAGCCAACGAAACAAACAATCCGGGATAAAAACACTTATTAGGAAGCCGAAACACGACCTTTCGGGCAAAAGTTATGCTTCGGTTTTCCACATTGTGTATTATAGTGATACATTATAGTTAATTTTGCAACATTCAAAAATTGAAATATATGGATGTAACACGTTCGGGCGAACAGATTTCCGCCCAAATTGCAAAGATGGGAGTTATTGAAGGTCTTGACAAAGGCAATTTCATATTGCAGTCCGGACAGAACTTCCAAATAAAAAATGACGGGGTTCAACCCGTTTCGTTGCAAGTGCAACTTGCCGGAATGGAAGAAGGCACGTTTATTGAAACGACCTTCGAAATCGGTTGGAATCCCGAAATTGTGCGAGTAGTAAAGGCAACATCGTTGTCGGGTATGAACTTAAAATGGGGTTACTAATATGGGACTTCTTATCGGTGTAGGTCAGACAAGACCACAAAGTGCATACGATTATTGGTATGGCATTGAATGGGATGTGACGGTTTCCAATCCGCATCCTACAAGAATAGGCAAAGACGAACTTCACAAGTCCTTGCCATTGCAAAATATGATGCGTGGTTGTTTGTTGAAGGATGATGGCACGGTCAATTATTACCTTCATGCAAATGATTCAACAAAACGTGATACTGGTGCAGCCGCAAACCTTACCGGGGCGGATGGTCAAGTCATGGTCGAACTTCCGGATGTATATGTCCGCTTCGAGATGGACGGAAACAAACGCCGTGCGCTTATATCACCGCAAGCATTGCCCGGATTTCATCTATGGAAGAAGAATTATATTTCGATGTATGAAGCCGCCGTTCAGCGTTCCACAACAAAGTTGTGTTCGGTTGTGAACACGGATGCCGATTACAGAGGTGGAAATAACAATGCGGCAAATGACGAGAAAACCAATACTTTTCTTGGTCGCCCGGCAACATCTATCAGTTTAACAAACTTCCGTGCATACGCAAGAAAACGTGGTTCGGTAGGATGGAACTGCAATGTGTATGCAACACACCGCAAGGTATGGTGGTTGTTCGCAATTGAATATTGCACATTCAATTCACAAGAAGCATTCAATGCGGAATTGACCGCCGAAGGCTACCATCAAGGCGGTTTGGGTGAAGGAGTGACAACCCTTGAATGGGGTAAATGGTCAACCTTCAACGGTAACAACCCATTTGTCCCTTGTGGTTATACGAATAGCCTTGGCAACCATTCCGGATATGTGGAATACACTATGCCAACCGAATATGATGCGAACAACGTCAAGAAGATTCAAGTGAACCGATACCGTGGCATTGAACTTCCCTTTGGTCATTTATGGAAATGGACAGATGGATGCAAGTGCATGATTCAGTCGGATGCCGATGGCGGTTTGTCTAACTTCTACGTTGCCGATGATGCAGCATCTTTCAATTCTTCCGGATTGTCCGGTTATGAATTGCGTGGAAACATATCACGCAAAGAAGGATATGTCAAAGAAATGATACTTGGCGAGGATGGCGACATCATGCCGTTGTATGTCGGTGGTGGTTCGACCACATATTTCTGTGATTACTTCTATACTAACATACCGACTTCCGGAACTTCGGAAAAGGGCGTGTTGTTCGGCGGTAATGCGCATTATGGTACGAATGCGGGGTTCGTCTATGCGGCTACGGATAATACGGCTTCGAATGCGGGTGCGAGTATCGGTTCTCGGCTTTGCTATATACCGCAAATCGAAGCCGCCTAAATCGGGCGGAAAGTCGGAAATAAGATTGTGTGAAAACAAAAGAATTAGGTTGTCCGTTGTCGGGGCGTGTTGTTCGGCGGTAATGCGAATAATGGTACGAATGCAGGGTTCGTCTATGCGAATACGAATAATACGGCTTCGAATGCGAATGCGAATATCGGTTCTCAGCTATGCTTGTCAAAAAATATAGTTGCTAAACGGAAACCTTGCCAATCATCCATCCGGGATGATAAGTCGGGAAAAGAAGCCCGGCGGCAGAAAATTAATTATGTTGAACGGTTTTGGTAGGGGAAACCCGAAGAATCCTAATATACAAGCAAACAAACATGAAACGAATAGGAAATCTTTTCGAAAAGGTCATATCCCTTGACAATCTAAGGCTTGCCGATGAAAAGGCACGCAAGGGAAAGTTGCACACATACGGCGTGCAGCTTCACGACAAACACCGGGAAGAACACATCCTTTCGTTGCATGAAAGTTTGAAGAATGGGACATTCAAAACGTCCCAATATCACGTTTTCACCATCTTTGAGCCGAAAGAACGTCAGATTTACCAATTGCCATATTTTCCCGACCGCATCTTGCATCATGCAGTAATGAACATCCTTGAACCAATATGGGTGTCCATATTTACACGGGACACATATTCGTGCATCAAGAATCGTGGCATCCATGCGTGCGCAAAAGATGTGAAGAAGGCATTGAAACAAGATAAGGAAGGCACGAAATATTGCCTAAAAATAGATGTTCGCAAGTTTTACCCGTCCATCAACCATGAAGTATTGAAAGGCGTGGTAAGGCGAAAAATAAAGGATAGTCGCCTTTTGGCGTTATTGGATGAAATAATTGATTCCAATGTGAACACCGACATTCCGATTCGAAATTTTGTCACCGACCCGGAAACGGGCGAATTGGTGGCAACTGCGTTGAATGGCGTGCCAATAGGCAACTATCTTTCTCAATACTTTGCGAACTTGTTTCTTGCATACTTTGACCACTGGTTGAAGGAAAAGAAACGTGTGAAATATTATTGGCGATATGCCGATGATATAGTCATTCTTGCACCTACGAAAGAAGAACTTCATGCCTTGTTGCTTGAAATCCGGGCATATTTCAAGACTTTGCAATTGAAGGTTAAACGCAATTATCAAGTCTTTCCAGTTGATAGCCGGGGGATTGATTTTCTTGGATATGTGTTCTATCATACACATACAAGATTGCGCAAGTCCATCAAGCAAAAACTTTGCCGCCGGGTGGCAAAACTCAACAAGCGCAAGAAGCAACCAACGAAAGCCCAATACAAACAACAAATATGTTCGTGGTGGGGATGGTGTAAGTACTGCGATTCAATCAATTTAATGAATAAACTTTCAAAAACATTTCCGTATGAAATTAGATTCACTCGTTCCTAATGCACATTATGACAATGAGCATGGAACACCACAACCGATTGAGAAGGACAATGACGGTTCTTTCTTGTATCGCTACAACATCAAGCCGGAAACGGGCATTCCGGAAGGTGAAAAGAAGGAAGTTCAAATTGGCTTTGCTTGCCGTGAAGTCCGTGTATGGGAACATCCTACGAAAGCGGTATTGAAGAAGGCAATCATCCGTTCCGTGCTTGATGAAACGGCGGAGTTTGACCTTGTGAATAGCTACAACAAGGACGCACTCGGCATCAAGAAGGATGCCAAGGCAGTTGCAGAGTACAAGGAATATTTGCAGTTCACCGATGATGTGGATGCGATGCTTGTCGCCGACTTGTCGAAAATAACAATCTAACAATTAAGTTTATTATGCCAAGATTTAGTGATTCAAACATCGAAACCGATGCCATAATTGGCAAAGGCATTGACCTTGACGATTTATTTGACAAAAGAATCGTCATTGAGAAAATAAAGATTCAGTCGACAAAATTCCCCGGAAAGAATAATTCCGGAATGAGGATGCAAATGCAAGTTGTTGTTGATGCTAAATTCAACGACACCGAAGATGCCGATGAAGATTTCTTCGTCAAGGATGAAAACGGATTGTGTATCGGGCAAAGACGTTCCGTTTTCACTGGTTCGGATAATCTTATGAATGAAATGCAGAAGGCGCAACAAGGATTCAAGGAACACCGGGCGAACAAAGGATTGCCGCCAAAAGATTTCGTTGTCTTTGATACAACAATCACAAAGATTGGCAAAATGTTTCACTTCACATAATTCAATCCGATATGAACGAATATGTTAAAGAATTGTTTTCGCTTTGGTGTAGATACATATTGACCTTGCTCGGCGCATTGTTTGCGATGCTTGAACCGACAATCCCGTTCTGCGTCATTTGTACACTCGCGGTCTTGTGCGATTGTTACACCGCATGGGCGTTATCCCGAAGGATAAAAAAGAAATATGGAAGATGCAGATGCGATGGAAAGTTCAAGTCGAATCATGCCGGGCGTGTTATCGTGACACTTATCAAAGTGTATGTGTTAATCGTCTTGTCGTTTCTGATAGACTTGTATATTTTCCCGGATTGGACATTCAGATTGCCCAACATTGTAGCCGGAGCAGTATGTTTTTGGCAAGTATGGTCTATTTTGGAAAACGAATCATCATGTAATGATGCACGATGGGCGAAGATTGCACAACGCATCATGGTTGATAAAACGGAACGTCATTTCAATATTGACCTTCACGAACTGAAAGACGCACCTTCACAACCGGATAATGATGCGCCGATAACTGATGGCGTGCCGTGTGACAATATTCATTGTGATTTCCGTGGTGGCGGTGCTTGTGACCCTCCCAAATGCGAAATGTATGTAAAACCTAAAAATCGAAGCAATGGCGAAAGTTGATGTTTTGTTGCCTTTCATCCTACGATGGGAAGGCGGTTATGCTAACGACCCGGCAGACACTGGCGGCGCAACAAATAAGGGCGTGACAATAGCCACATGGAAACAATGCGGCTACGACAAGGATGGGGACGGAAAGATTGATGTCAAGGACTTGAAATTGATTTCCAATGATGATGTTCGCAACCGTGTCTTGAAGCCACATTTTTGGGATAGATGGAAAGCCGATGAAATTCATTCACAAAAAATTGCGAACATTCTTGTTGATTGGGTTTGGGGTTCGGGCAAGCATGGCATTGTCATTCCGCAACGCATCCTTGGTGTGAAGCCGGATGGCATCGTTGGTGCAAAGACCATATCGGCGGTAAACTTCGCCGACCCGAATCAGTTGTTTAATGCCATATACAATGCCCGTGTCAAATTCTTGAAGGACATTGTTGCGCAAAGCGTGGCAGCGTATGAGAGAAAGAAGGGACGCAAGGCAACCAATGCCGAAAAGATGCGATTTACAAAACAACGTTTCTTGAACGGTTGGATGAAACGTCTTGCGGATATAAAAAACTTGTAGTATGAAACATTTCATTGTTTTCGTGCTTGCGCTGATATTGTCGGCGTGTGCATCATCCAAGAAGGCAAGCACCTTGAAAAAAAACGAATCATCGGTTGATTCGGTGGTTGTATCTGAAAATTTGGTGAAGAATACCTTTTTCGACATTGACACATCAAAGGTCAAGGAATGGGGATTCACTATCACAGAAATAGAATACTTTCCGCCGGATTCCGATGCAAATGCAATGCAAATGCAATGCAAATGCAATGCAAATGCATCCAATAAAAAGCCACCTTCCGGTGTAACTGGAAGCATCAAGAAATGGAAGCAAACGAAATTCGGTTCAAAAGTTGAGCAAAAAGGCAAAACCAAACAAGCCGAATATTCCGATTCCGAAAAACAAGCTATGCAGAACAGAAGGAACGACACGACCATCAACAAGGAACAGACAAGAACAAGTGTTCGGGTTAATTGGTTTGTCGTGTCGGCGATATTCGCCGCAATTTTGCTTCTATATTTGAAACGTGTGCCGATTTTGAATGCAATTCGGAAAATACTTTCTTCGATACGTCGTATTCTATAA